CAACAAATTATAACAAATATTAAATAATCCTATGCCAACAACCCCTGCATTATCCGCTGCCAAGATGAGACGCAATTTGGGTCTGACCACCGTCAAATTGGCGGAAAACAGCGTCACAACAGATAAGATTCAGCAATTAGGGGACAGCCGGTTTCTGGGTCGCACCAGCAGCGGCACCGGCAATCCGGAACAAATCAACCAGTTTTTGCACATGCGGGTGCCGGGATGGACAAATGGTGGCATATATTCTAATTTTTCAGCTGTTACTGCCCATGTTCAGGGATTGTCGTTTAGCAATCGCAACATAAGCATCAGTGCTGCCACATTCGAAACTTACGGATCCGGTGTTTTTCCCGGAACAAGTGCGTATACAGGTGGCACAATTGCCCCCAACGGTAAAATTTATTTTGCTCCTTACACTGCAGCCGTTGGAATAGTTTTGGATCCAGTAAACAACAGCATAGGCACATTTGGTCCGGTACAAGCTGGTGCTGCAGGAAAAAATCAAGGAGGAATATTGGCCCCCAACGGTAAAATATATATTATACCGGATAATGCAACCGCCGTAACCATTTTGGATCCAAGCAACAATACTGTTTCCAGCATAATCGGACCCGGAGGAAATGACAAATGTGCCGGGGGAGCACTAGGAAGTAGCGGAAAAATATATTGTTTTCCGGCGAATGTTAACAATTTCATATTTGTTATTAATCCAGCCAATGATACCATAAGCAGCATTTCTCTTCCTTCAACAGGGGGATATGCAAGACCCATAACCTTAAAAGATGGAAAAGTTTTTAACAATCCGCTCCCGGGATATGGCATAACATTGTTTCGGGTAGTAGACCCTACTAATGACACAGTCAGCAGCTATGCCATAGCCGACACATCCATAATTTCTGGTACTTTTCTTTCAGAACAAGCGTTTAACGGTAAAATATTTCTCGTTCCTAACAACGGAAATGTTATCGGAGTTGTGGATCCAGACAATAATTTTGCCATAAGCACTTACTCAAGTGGAGGGCTTAATGGTTGTCAATTTCCCACAAAAATTGCAAACGGAAAAATATTCACAAGCAGCGGCTCACAAACACTTATTGCATTGATTGATCCAGATGATGTTTCAGTAACAACTCTGCGGGTACCGTCAGTAGGGGGAAGCTCTCCGTATGGACTTCACATAAACCACCCCAATGGAAAAGTGTATTTTATACCCCTTAATGCTTCTAGTGGATTGATCATGAATCCCGGATTTAACAATAATTTTAATATAAATCTTTGTACCAGTCCTCTTTTGAACAATGCATAAAGAATAAATATATTATATGACAAATTACATAGATTATGGCAGTTACTATGAAACCGGTGATGTGGTGATTTGTCGCATGCGCAAAGATCAACCCTATAATCCTTTTAGTAGTAACGATCAAACATGGGAACAATATGTAAACCAACAGGTTGCAGAAGGCAAAGCGATTGTTACCCAGCTTACACAAGATCCGACCCGTCTGGCCGCTTATTGGGCGGATGTTAAAACCAAGCGTAATGGTCTATTATCTGAAAGTGATTGGACACAATTCCGGGATGTGGATCTGGCTAATAATACAGAATGGGTAACCTATCGTCAGAATCTTCGGGACATTCCTCAGACCTATGCCGCTGATCCTCGCCTTATTATTTGGCCCACTAAGCCTGTTTAAGCAAAGCCACGTAAATCCCATTTCGCCAAGTGTCTTTGTTTCGGGGTAACAGGATTTTGTCATAAATTATCTCAAATCCTGCCTCAGTTACGCCTTCCATGGTTCCAAATACCACATCCATGCTGTTGCAATAGTCATCACAATAATATATAAAATATTTTTTCATGTATTGTTTATAATGCGTAAGGGCCAGTTTTTGAGCTTCCCGTGAATGGCAACCATCATAAAAATACACATCAAATTTTGCATTCAGATTATTCAATATTCCTTCTGAAAAACTATCCTGATCTATCACTATGCTATCTTTATTTGCACTTTTTAATTTTTGTAAAAATTCATCTTTGCCGCCATATTCACTCCAATTGTCCACTCCGACATAAAGATTGGGATTGTTTTTCCATAATCCGGCAATAAAGGTGGCCCCTTTATAAACACCCACTTCCAGATAATTGCATTTGTATAAACTGGCCAGATTATTGGCCAGATGCTTGGTGGCAGAACAAGTCATACCATCCACTTTTAGATCTATGTATTCGCCATCTATTTTAGAGCTTTGATAATCGGCATTTTTCATGCTGTAAAGCATATGCTGCAAAAGCGGATAGCTTTCATTTAATACCAATTCTTGTTCTTTGTCTTCACCGTTTATAAGGGAACTGTATTTTTCCTTGTTTTTTACCAAATATTCTGGAAAACTGCTGTCTATCCCCACTTTCTCTGTTTTATAACCCGGACGCAGAAACAGATCCTGTCCATTTTGTATGCGTTCTTTTATGCCATCCTCACTGAAATCCAATCCAGAATTACGATATTCATCATGGGCAAAGCTATATATTTTCTTTCGCACGTTTTTTGGCCCGCCCATGCTGGTAAAATGCCAACCCGCATCATTCATTCGGGGATAGCTTTTGGATCTTTCATCCCGGTAATATTGAAAGTCATTGTTTTGGCGATATTGAAAAAATTTAAGTGCAACGGTACTGTCGTTTTGCAGGAGATTGGCCGGTTCAACAACCTTGTTATGAAAACTTCCACTATACATGTTAAAACAAAGAGTATGGGGAAATGCATTTTCCGGTAATTGTTTCAAATCCAGAATTGATTGTTTCCGGGGTATTTCATCCACATCCGAAAGCAGAATGATGTCATCGTCCCGAAGATTAACCGGTATCTTTTCACTCAAGCTGCGGCGATGGTCGTTTTCAACCCCCCAGCTACTTGGATTCTTTATATCATCAAAAATAACCAGATCAATTTTATGTAAAAACGGGCGAAACCGTTCCCGATTAGCACTAAAATATAGTGGTTTTGGTTTATTGGCGTGGGTAACCGTACTTTCACTAAGCACAAAATGATCCACCACATCGTTCAGTTCGTGTAGCCGGATTTCCAAAAGATCCAGTTCATTGTTGAATGTGAATGCGTCTATGATTTTCATTTTTCCAGTATCAAAAGTCCGTTGTTTTGATGTGTGTAATGGCTGATTTTCCATTCCTTGTTATTTTGCAGAAATTCCATAATGGCCGGAACAAGTCCCAGATCCTTACCGTCCTCACCGGTATGACCAAATGTGAAAACATCATGAAATCCCAGATATTTGCGGGCTTTTTGTGCATGTAATTTCAATTCCTCCTTTAGTTGAGAATAGGTGTGCCAAGTGTCAATAAAAACAAAATCATATTCATCAATCTCTGTTTTTAATACATCGGAAACCCTGTATTCATAATCAATGTTTTCATTTTTTGCGTATTTTTTATGCTGTTCCAGATCCGGTGAATATTCAATATCATATGAAACAAGCTTTTTGGGTCGAGCATGCAGAAATGTCCAGGTGCTTATCCCTTTTCTCACGCCCATTTCACATATGGTATCGCATTTCTTTGCATATTCTAACAATATCGGCAAATGTTGATTAATGTCACTGGGAATACTGCAATTGATTGTGTGATATTCCTGAATTGTTGGAGGTGCAAAAGTTGCTTTGGAAATCAAATCTTTAACTGCTGTTACTGTTCGATCCAGTGTATAGATGCTGCGATAGATTTCCCGGATTTTGTTATTATCCATGCTTTGGCTTTTCTTAAAAGCTTCCTGTATGCTCATGTCCTCTTTGAAAATGAACAATTCGTCTGGAAGATCACCAAATCCTATCAGTTCCTTGGTGCTCCTTTCCATGTAAACAGGAATGCCCGTATCCAAAGCTTTGCATACGGCATAGCAATTAATCCCCACTTTCTTGTTGTGAACCAAAAGCGAGGTGTACGGCAAAAGATCATAATCCCGCTCAAAACCATCTGGACAAAGTTGGGAACCCACTATTTTCACGTCATATCCGTTATATTTTAAATGCATCAATTCGCCTGTTTCCTCCACCATGGCCGGAAGAGATATGATTTGGGTTATGTATTTTTTCTGACGCAATTCTGGCTGATGTGGCACCCAATTTGGACAAAACTGAAAACCAAATTTTTTGGCGTCTGGATGATTACAAGTTTTCAAAATGTTCAAATGACCAAAAGCTTTTAATTCTGCTTGCATCTGGCAATCCCACCAGGTTTTGTTCCCGAAAAGATCATTGGGAATGATCGACACATATTTGTCGTATCCTGACCAATCGTTTGAAAAAATCAGGTTTTTAAAATCTGGATACACCTGTTCAGGTGTGAAATATTCGTTGGCTATCCGGAATCTGTTTCCGCTTATTCCTCCTGGAGGAAATCCAAGTTGTTTGGCAAGTTCACCGGACGCCACGTGAGTTTCTATTTCCAGTTGCTGGAATGCCTTCCACAGATAAAGAAGACAATCCTGATGATGATTGAACATCAGGAAGCGCATAAACGTTTATACAAATCTCCTGTGACCCACTTACTTTCCCAGTATTTCATATCCAGATACATGATATCTTCAAATTCTTCGTTATGTGGTTTTTTACTAACTCCACCATCATGAGTGCAGGTGGCTTGGGCACAATACCAAACTTCCCATCCTCGGGCACGGGCCGTGAAACACCAATCGCTGTCAGAACCGATCAGAAACAGGTTTTCATCCATGAGTCCAATATCTTCTACCATTTCCCGGCGAACAACGAAACATGCTCCGTTGATCCACGGAACCATGGTGCTTTCGTTATGCATGCCCAAACTGACTTTTCCGGTGATATGAACACCATAAGGATATGCCTGACTGCATCCGGCATGAACAATAGTGTCACCATCTGATGCAATTTGTTTAACTCCGGCAATTCCACACTTTGGATTCATGTCCATGAAAAGCTCAAGATTTTGTATGAAACGATCATGCACATAGCAATCACTGTTGATAACCAAAACATATTTGCATCTTTGCTCAAATATCAAATATCTTATTCCTTTATTGTATGCCTTGGTGAATCCCAGATTTTCCTTGCTGTTATCGTGATGATAAATTTCAATATCTTTTAACAGATTTATGCATTTTTCAGTCTGTTCCGGGTTTTTATAGCTGACCACCACTGCGGCTGTTTTCATAGTGTTTGTAACCTTTCATCGACCCGGTCAATCACACCTTTCCAATCAAATGCTTTTTGTTGGCGAATGATGTGAACACTGGGATACCACACGGTTGTTTCTCCTTCCAATCCCCATCGCCATTCTGGAAACCATGGAAGCATGAGTATGGTGGGCACTTTCATGGCTCCGGCCAGATGTGCTTGCAATGTGTCAATGCTGATCACCAGATCCAATCCTTTGATCAACTGGGCAGTTTCATACACATTTTTGAAGTTTTTCACAGGGTTTTCAATCCCCAGTTTAACATTGTCATCCTCATATTCATCTTTGATAAGGGAAAACCATTCAAAGCGGTTGTTTTTCTCTATGAGCCCGCGAAGCAGATCATAATCCTTTTCAAAAATAGTGCGATAACGGTTGTATTGGTGGTTGTTGCTACCTGCCCAGCAAATGCCTATTTTCTTCTTGGGACCGGGCAACTTTTTGGGTTCCACAATCAGATAAGGATCGTCATTCAACATGTCATCGTTGGTCAGACCCAATCGCTGGGGAATGCTCATGATGGGAAGCCACACATCAAAATCCGTGGCATCTGATGCACTTTGTATGATTTGGGTTTTTTGTTTCAGATGCAGCATGGTGTCATAGATCCGGGGATTGCACCAGTATTTCACATGCTTGAAATGGTTTTTGAGAAGATGCAGCCATCGGGCTGCCATCACATTGTCACCCAATCCCTGCTCGGCCGCCACCAGTATGGTCTTGTCTGGCATGGGTGTGCCGTCCCATATGGGCTTCATGCGAAGAGGTTTTACGGCCCATACACCCTCGTTTCGCACTTCATAATTTCTCCACGCCTCGGTATAATTTTTGTGCAAAAATGTGATGTATGCCAAATACCATTTCTTGCTGAAAAGATCAATTTTAAGCCCCTCAAAAGTTTTTTTGGCTTGCAGAATCTGTTTGTTGAAAAGCTGGGCAATGCCCAACGCAATATTGCAATGATGGTTTTCCGGCTCTATTTGTTGACCCTTTTTAACCCATATGATGGCTTCATCATTTTTGCCAACACTGTTGCAGCTGAGTGCTATTTTCCAGTAAAATGACACCTCTGAAGGAAACTGTTTGATCAAATCCAGGTAAACAGCATATGCATCCTCATATCGGGCCACGTTGGTGTAAAGCTCGGCCAGCATGATTTTTTGTTGGGGATCTTCGGGGTTGTAAAGATGCTTTTCAAAAGTTTTCAGTGCTTCTTTGTTTTTGCGTTGAAACTTGTTCAGGTTGAAAAGATTATTATAAAATAATTTTTGATCCGGATCCATCTCAATGGCTTTTTTGTAAGTTTCTTCGGCTTTTTTGGTTTGTTCATCCCGTTCCAAAGCGTTACCCAGAGCATTCAAACACAATGCCTTGTGTTGCTTGGTTTCATAAAGATCCAAGCATTTTTCAAAATATTTGATGGCTTTTTCAAAATTACCATATCCCATGAACTGCATGCCCATGTCGAAATACTTGTCCCGGTCCATATAGGGTTTATTTAAACACAACATTTGATATTTCAACTTTCATGTTAAAATAGGTAGAATGATTGATGTTCATTCGTTTCTGAGCAATCATCTGGCAAAAATATATTATAACAAATATAACCAGACATATAATGGTTGTTGCCCAATTTGTCGGGAAGGTGATTCTTGGCTTAAACGGAAAAGATTTTATTTTTACACAAAAACCAACAGCTGTTATTGTTTCAATTGTGGATACAGTGCCAAATTATATAAATTATATTACGATCTTACCGGCAAGCCTATGGGCAACAAAGATTTTTATAATACCTGGATGATGGTGGAAAAAAAATCTGTAGAACCTGAAATACTTCCTAAAGATTCTGTTAATATTTTTGATACCACACAAGTGTTTAAAAACATGAAAAACCATCATTTCAAGGAATGCGTGGCATATGTTTGTAAACGCCGTCTGCATTCTGCCATAAATAAACCTAAAACATTTTGGTTCAGCTCGGTTGATTACATTCATAAAAACAGATTAATCATTCCATTTTATGATTTGGATGGAAAAATTGTGTATTATCAAAGCCGAAAATTACCATCTGATAAATCAGAATTGCCCAATTATCTGAGCAAAAGCGGAGGAGACAGAAGTCTTTTTAATGCAGATCGCATATCAGAATTCCCATATATTTTTATATTTGAAGGTCCAATTGATGCTTGTTTTTGTAAAAATGGCGTGGCTGTGAGCGGAATCAATAAAAGTCGAAACAGTCTTACCGAAAAGCAAGAAGATCAACTCAAAAACTTTCCTCTACACACAAAAATATGGGTGCTGGATAATCAAAATCAAGACGAAACTGCCCATAAAAAAATAAAACAACTCATAGAAAGTAAACAAAAAGTATTTGTTTGGCCAAAAACAATACCTTACAAAGATTTTAATGAAATGTGCGTGGACCGAAAAACGAACGGGGTGGAAACTGACTTTGTTTTGAAAAACAGTTTTGAAGGACCCAAAGCCCGACTGCAAATGCAGATCTGATTATTTCTCGCTCTTGCTGCTGATCAGATATGCCTTGAGACGTTCGCTCAAACCGCTAAGTTCCACGCAAACCCGGGCAATCTTTTTGGTTTCGCTCTTGGCAACCTTTTCAAAAAGAGTGTCGCAAGGAGCCACATGAAGCTGTGTTTGAACTGAATTGGTGTCGGGGCTGTTCAGATATTCCAGAAACTTGTCGATATTTTTCACCCAGCTTTGCAGTTCGATGGCTTGGGCAGCGTTTGTTTTGCGGGCAGCCATTTGTTCCCGAGTGACAGCTTGCACATCAAACTCACTGGGTTGTGTGTCTTTGTCCAGTTCCGCTTCCATGCTGGCCCGATCAGTTTCAGTCGGTCCAGCTTCAGGTGCGGCCAAATCAGAAACCACATCTTTTTCGTCTTGTTCGCTTATAATATTTGCAAAATATTTGGAAAATACTGCCATATTATTATTTATTATAACGATAAATAATTTATATATGTTTAATGAAGATACACAGATGATTTATAACCGCTGGGTATCTGGAATAGCCACCCGAGAGCTTAAAGGGCAAACACTTACAGTAGACGATTTGGTAAAAAAATTCAGCCCGGAAGGTGCAACTTTGGCTCCCAAAACCCTACCTTACCCTTTGGACCGGATTTTTGAAAGTTTAGCCGATAATTTTACAAAACTAAGCAACAGCAAAATGATCTGCGAAATGAGCAAAAATAACCCATTGATTGGCAACAAGAAAGAAAAGTTGCAACAGTTGGAACAGGTCATAGAAAAGATACAAAAAGCTCAAAAGATACTTGAAGAAACAGTAGACCCTCTAAATAAAATTTTAGAGGGATAAAATGCTGTTTAGAATAACCTTATTTTTAAGTCTTCCATTTGCCGCCTGTGGCATCCTGTATTCATTGGATGTTTCCGGGTTTTGGCCCTATTTCTTTGCCACGGTTTTTTCCGTGGGTTTGCAATATGCAATTGATTTTGGATTTAGAAAATTTGCAATTGTTCGATATGGACTTCGTTTAAAGCAGGTGGATCTGGAACTGGAAAAGGAATACAACAAACGGGGATTTGAACTCACCTGTCCTTGCATGGATAAACACAAATGCTTTGTTCCAATCGATCTGCAAGAAGGCACTGTTTACGATTGTCCAAAATGCGAAAAGAAGGTTTCAGTTTATGTTAAATTGGACACAGCACTCAACACCGAACCAGTGGTCACTCAATCCTTGGATGCCCTGCCCCTGAATCTTAAAGATGAATAACAACCTTCTTTTTCAAATAGCCAAAAGTGTGACCAGCAGCAGTGTTGTTCCGCTTTCATCTGTAAAAAATGAAAACTGGATGCAGGATTTTGATGAAGAACTGTGTAATTTTTTCATAAAAAAAGGACCAGATTATTATAATTTATATAAAATATTTCGGACCAAAAAGAAGAATTTGAATGATTCGGAACGCATTATCATGGATTTTTTTGATGAAATTTTTCAAGAATATAAAAAATTGAGCGTGCAAAAACCAGAAGGTTTGGACCGAAAAAGTTTTGTGGTGCATAAAATCTACGAATCTGTGTCGGCTGCATTTTGTATCATGAGTGAACTTAAGATAAAGCTTGACGTTCCACTGCTTTTCTGTATTTTAGCTGCATATGTTCAACAATATGTCCACGATCAGTCTCAACCCCGAAATTAATAACTCTCAAAGCATCATTTTGGATTTACATTTGCAGGGCCGTTCTGCCCGAGTGCAAATGACCAGCGATGAATGGTATGACATTCAGAATGTGATTGGGAAGCAGGCCAATAATTCCACTTCGGGCCAGATGTTTGCTCTTCCCATGGTTTTTCTTGGTCGCATGGCTTATCTGAATGTGAATAAAAAAGAATATAAAATTTTACAAGAAACAATATTGATTAACAGCTCATATGATCCAAAAAAGACGCATAATCAAATTTTATTAGAAATGACTCTTAATAATCGTCCAGCCCGTGTGGAAATGAAGAAAGCCGAGTTTGCCCGTTGGCTTTGTTTGATCGAATCAATTGATTTGATTGAAAAGAAATGTGAGGAAATGAATGTGAACATGTCGGATGATTTTTGGGTCCAGCCGATTGCCATGCAGAAATACATGGATAGCCGGTTTGAAACCATGATGGATGAGGTGAATCATCATGAATTTGGAGTTGATACCAAATCTGCCAATATGCATATTCTGAAGAAAAAGTGCAATTTAGAGCGGTTGGAAGAAGATGAACAAGAACAAGAAATCAGCGAGCGTGATCAGTCATTGTGTACATCATAAGTACCATACACGTTATCATTTGTTGTTCCTGAGTAATCAAACACAAACTTCTTAGTGACTTCCTGTACGCTTCCGTCCAGTGTGGACGGGCGTGTTACTCTGGGCTGTTCTCCGCTGACAGTGGCAGAAAGGGTTCCATATCCGGTATTATCTAGCACTTGTGTGTTACCTTTTTCATTGGGCAAATTAACTTCTTCACTATGATCAAAACGTTTTAGTTTAAGAAGCCACACATAATGACCAGCCAACGGATTAATACTGCTGTTTTCACTGTCTAATCTCTGCGTTATTTCAAACAATTTACCATCGCGGTCACCCGGACGATCATTTCCATATTCTGTTAATTTAAGAACATCTCCGCTTTTTGGTTCTTGGCCGGAGCCAAATGTTGCGTAAAAGCTACTGATATGCACCATGGCAGTCATGTAATCCTGTGCATCAAAACCAAATTTATTTAAGGTAAGATTGTCTTCATCCAATTTAATACCCATGATAATGTACTGGGGCTGTGGCCAATTTCTTGTAGGATCTTCGCCGTAAATATTGTCGGCGCTAAGTGTGTTATAAGGGTTTTGCCAGTAAGCTACTTGTTGACCGTAAAGATCTATGATTTCCCGCATCTGATCACCTATTACTTCTCGTTCACATTCATTGTTTCCTTTATCTGTAAAACGAAGAACACTGGGAGTATATGTATAAGGATATACTGAAACACACCCGGGACCCACATAACGATCAATACTCATTAGCTCTCCAGTACATAAATGTTGTTTTGCTTTCTAATAGTTACCTGGGATTTTCCTAAATGTGCCGGATTTTCACTTAAATTTATATTATAAAAACTTGCGATCTTTATAGCAAGAGGTTCACTTATTACTTTTCGTCCCTTGTTTTTTTTCAATATACCCACTTCGGGAAAGGGGTCATTATTTTTATGCATGTCTGGAACAGTTTGTACATGTTTACGTGTTCCCGGATCTCGAACAAAAGATTTCATATGACGTGGATCTTTTTTTTTCTTTTCTTTCCCCATCAAGTCACTCATGAATATAGTTTGAAGACCGCTGTTCCAAGTTTGTTCATTGTATATTTTGTCAAAAGCTTCAATTTTCAGATCATTTAACTTTTCTAAATACCCGGCATCCCGTAATTTTTTGAAAACCAGATTTTCCACACAAAAATCAAAGCCAGCTTCATCTTTCATGCATTCTCTTCGGGCTTCAGCCAGTTTTGTCTTAATATTTTTTGCACGACGAAGAATTGATTTTAGCTTGGGTTTGTCTGAGGTTTTATCTTTTTCTTTTATTAAAAAATCTATTTCGTTTCGGAAAAAATTATATTTTTTATCCACATTTTGTTCATCAACTTGGGGGGGATCAAACACGGGCTTTTTGATCCATGTGTTTTTTAAAATGCTATAAATGCTTTTGGTTTTATGGGGTTGTATGCTGATATCTTCCACGAATATTTCAATTGGATGATCCTTGATTGTTATGTCATGTTTGAGCCGCCATTTGTAAGCTTCCCCGTCAAAAGCCATGAAAACCAGATCCTTGTCCGGATTTGCTTTGTTGAAATCCAGTCGCAAATGCAGATCCAAATCGCTTTTTTTGGTATAGTTGTAATTGGTTATGCTTCCGGTTATTTGAATATCTTCCAATGGGGCTTTTGTGTTTAAATTGCCATAAAAAGCCAAGGCAATATCCACAAGTTTGTTTCGAGTATTTTTGTCAAATTCATCGTTTTTCCAAAATTTCTCGTTAAGGGTTTTGTGATATTCAAACGGCATATATGTATTTAGTCAAAAAAAAACCCCCGTCTTATCAACGGGGGTTTTCTTTATATTTTTTTTAATCAGTTGGCTTGGAACAGGTCTTGATCGCCTTTTCCACCACCCTTGATCACGCTGGACACGACGTTGGCTTTGCCCTTTGTGCTCGTGGGAGCGCCACCTTTGACACCACTGCCGACAAGTGCGTGGCCCTTTTCGCCGTCGGTGCCAACCTTGTCAGTTACTTTGGCGTCACCACCCTTGCCACCCTTGGCAAGAGAGGAAACTGTGCTGGCAACTTTGTTGCTGCCAGAGGAAACTTTTGTGAGTTCCTGACCCTTTTTAGCATTGACGAGGGCATGTCCGATATCTTCGGCTTCCACTTCTTCAGTGGCGATTTCTTCGGAATCCTCATCTTCGCTTTCGTCTTCGCCTTCTTCTTCGGCGTCTTCGTCAGAAGCTGCTGCTTCGTAATCTTCGTCGGAAGCTGCTTCAGCATCTTCCTCACCACCGGCTTCGTCGGGGATAAGATCGAGGCTTTGTAGCTTTTGCAGAAGCTCGATTGCCTTGGAGAGATGCTCCTTGGGAGTCAGCTCTTGTTCTTCACCGGTGGCGGCTGGGGCGACTTCAGCTGCGCCAGATTGATCACCGGTGATACCAAGTTCAACGTCGTCCTCGGACATCACGGCTTCGTATAGTTTGTCGAAGTTACTCATATAATTTATTTATTGTTATCCTTTCTATTTTTTGTATTTTTATTTACAAAACTGAAAAATTCTTCAAGGGCTTCGGTATGGCCATTGACGGCTGCCACTGTGAGAAGGTTTACAAAATTATCTTTGCCCCAGAGTGTCTTGTATTCACAAAGACGTTCATATGCTTCATTCTTGTTTTCCTTCTTTAATTCGTCTGCAATAAGTTCCACATTCTTTGTGTTAACAACACTTTCATTTGCACTGCTAAGTTGCTCTGGTTGGAAGTAGTTATCTTTGGTAAATTTCTTCACTTTAGGGTCGATTGGTTCCCGAAGCTGTTTCAGATCCGGACCACTGTCTTTATGTGCAAAATTCTTCAATTTTGGTTCCAAAACAGGCTTTTTATCTTTCACTTGTTCAAAAGCTTGAACTCCGCCTTTGCCAGGTTTGGTGCCAAATTTGGCTTTGGGATCTGCCAATTTCTTTTGTTTCTTCTCTTCAATAACTGTTTCCTGTTGAACCACAGGGGTTTCCAGAAGCATCTTGTGATAGACTGCTCCAATCTCTTCCAGTGTTTTTACGCGACTTTTAGGCATACCGTATTTCTTTATATATTTATTGTTTTGGCTCATACGCTGTTAAGTATTTATACAGAATGAAACCAAATGATAGATATTTGGGCAATCCAAATCTTCCCACTTCCCAGGCGGAATTTGAATATTCCGCCGAGATGATCAAGGAAGTTGGCAAGTGCAAACAAAACATTTTGCACTTTGCCGAAAGCCATTTTTATATCGTGAATCTGGATGTGGGTCGCATCAAAATCAAACTGCATCCTTATCAAAAAAGAATTTTGCGCAGCTTGCGGGACAATCGATTCGTGTGTTTGCTGTCCAGTCGTCAGGCAGGAAAAACAACGGTGATGACAATTTACTGTCTTTGGCTGGCATGCTTTAATGAAGATCAAAGAATTCTTTTGGTGGCAAACAAAGAGGAAACTGCCAAGGAAATTTTTGCCCGAGTGCGTCTTGCCTATGAAAATCTTCCCAATTATCTGAAACCGGGAGTGACCGAATATGGTAAAACCGCCATGGGTTTGGCCAACGGAAGCCGAATCAGCATCAGCACCACATCATCCGATGCAGGCCGAGGCAGCTCTGTCAACGTATTGGTTATTGACGAGTTGGCACATATTGACAATAACATGGTGGACATGTTTTGGTCTGCTGTATATCCCATCATATCTTCCAGTAAAAAAAGCAAAATCTTTGTGGCCAGTACCCCAAATGGAACAGGCAATCTTTTTTACCAATTATATACAGATGGAATAGAGGGTAAAAACAACTGGAAAACTGAACGAGTGGATTGGCATGAAGTACCAGGTCGGGACGAAAAGTGGAAGAATGATACCATTAAAAGTCTGGGCAGTCGGGAACTTTTTGACCAGGAATTTGGAAATGAATTTCTTCAGGAGGGCGAATCTGCCCTCAACGGGGATGATTACGAAAAATATAAAAGCAGTTGCAGCAGTCCTCTTTTCATTTTTGATGAGGGCAAATATAAGATATGGGAACAGCCCATAAAAAATGGGGTATATGTGGCAGGTGTAGACGTAGCCGAGGGGGTAGGACAAGCCAGCAGCGTGGTGCAGATATTTGACCTGGCCGACCTGAGTGCAATTCGTCAGGTGGCATGTTTCCGGGACAACACCATCACCCCTTATAATTTCACAACAAAATTATTGGAAATATTGGGTCAATGGGGCAATCCTCCTCTGTTAATTGAGCGGAACAATTGCGGAGCACAGGTGGTGGATGCCCTTTTTGAAAATTATAATTATGATCCAATCATCAGCTATTCCCATGGCAAAACTTTTGAAAAACCAGGAATATTCACAAATACAAACACAAAATATCAGGCAGTGATCAACATGCGATATTGGATCAATGAACTTCGGGCAATTGTTTTCCGGGACATGACCACATTGGATGAACTGAAAAATTTCACCCGCTATCCCAACGGAACATGGGCCGCCCGAAAAGGTGCGAATAATTTTGATGATTGTGTCATGAGCATGGCCATGGCCCTGCTTATTTTGAATGATGAATTGGTGGAAAAATATTTTGAAGTGACGGGCCGGGACACCAATAATCGACCCAGCAGCATCACCCCATTCAAACGGAATGAAAATATAACATATCAGTTTGGCGGGCGGGAAGATCAAATGTCCAGCATGCCCGTAATGTTTTCAAATTCCGACCGGGATGAACGGGACGTGGAAATGGAATATTTAGAAAAAGAAGGTTGGAAGGTTCTTTAAATAATACTATGGCAGCTTTTTACGATCAGGCGATGCTCAACAAGACACGTCGCGACAAATTTATCATGGTGGTCACACCTCCGGATATATTGAAACCTTATCTGAACCAATATGAACGAAACAATCGGGGTGTTAATCTGCAATCTTTTCAATTTTCAATTTATGGCATGGTGGTTCCCACCATCAAGGTTCCTGAAGTGGAAACCAAATATGCCGGTCAAGTCATGAAAGTTACCAGTTATGAACGGCCCAGTTATGAAAATGTGGCAGTTAATTTCACTGTGGATAATTTATTTAATAATTATTGGTTCATATATAGTTGGTTGAAAATGCTTAATGACGATAAAGTGGGCATACCCAATGCCAGAAATCCGAACAATGATCCAAAATTAGGAGATTATAGCACAACCATAACAGTTTATGGTTTAGACGAATATAATAATAACAAAATAAAGTTTGATTATACCGGAGCCATACCTGTTGAATTAGGGGGAATTAATTACAATTATCGGGACAGCAGTGAAGCTGAAAGTGCCTTCACCTTTAGTTTCTTTCAGTTCCATGCAACTTTGATATAAATAAAGGAAAAAAATTTCCGAAAAAATATAAATAATTTATATGCCAAAGCGTACAATTCAAAGTCCCGGAGTTGAAATTAATGAAGTTGATCTTTCTTTGCGACCAGTAATTAACGTACCCACAACGGTTTTGATACCTGGTTTTGCACCACAAGGTCCTATTGACGAAATTCTACAACCCACAAGTTTGAGCGAATTTGAACAAATTTATGGTAAGCCTACCAATGCAGCGGAACGTTATTTTTATCATACGGTTAAATCCATGTTCCAGAGTCAGGCAGAGGTTTTAATCAGCCGTATGCCCTATGGTAGCGGCAGTGGAGTGGGATTTACGGATTCTTATTCTGCTTTGGTATACCCAGTAACATCGTATAAAGGTGCGTATTTCAACGAAAATGAATTTGTTTCTCCCAATTTGTCAGGTATCGGATTGTCTGCGGCTCACACCTATTTCTTAGGTCAACCCACTCATATTGAACTGACTTCTGAAGAATATCAAAGCATATTAAACGGTGAGGCTTTCACAAATTGGAAAAACGAGCCGACACAATTCACCTTTAACTCCACCGGGAGCAATAAACTTACACAATTGGCCAATGCCGGTATGATAGTCTTAAACAAGGCTCAAACCAGCATCAACGAAAAGTTTGAAGGTTATTATCTGGGAATAATTGACAACACTAATCTGAATCCGGCTACTCGATTTGACGGAATCAGTCAGGTTAAAAGCGTCGATTCCAAGACTGGATTTACCTCTAACTTTTTAAATGTTCCTCGCACTCGTCTGAACTTTCCTCTAAGTGCCACACAATTTGGTCTGGGCAACAGCGTCAGTGAGGTCATGGAAAATATTCCTACTTTTGACATTAGCACACGACAGTTTGATGACACCTTGATTGTGGGTTTGTTCAAGTTGCGTCAAAGCGTGTTTTCTCCGGATGTCATCACACTGGATTATACTCTTTCCGAAAGCTACACCGGTAGCTTGGATTACTGGCGTCAAATCAACAGCGAAGCAGGCGGACCTCCGGTAACTTTTTATCTAGGTACAAGGGAAGATGACAGTCCAAACATGACTGTGTTCATCAATTCCTTTATTACTAATCGCAATACAAAAACATGGCTCAACAGCGGGGGCAATCCCAGTAAGAAGGTTCGTCTACTGAATCCTAATCTTGGCATACCTTATAACAGTGATGGATTTGTTGATACTCAACAAACCTATGAAACACGTGTAGGTGCCCCCAGTGGAATTGTTAATGGAATTTTAAGTGCTGGAATCATTCGCAGGGCAGACGCTATTCACAGCTTTGGTGCATTTGACACTACCGTGGCAGACAAAAAGCTGATTGGTAGTGTCCCCACAAAATTGGAGCGTGTGTTTACACTTCTGGAAAATCCTGATCTTTACAATCTTAGTCTTACTCTGGAAGGTGGATTGGGAACGGTGTTTGCTGCTTCTAGGTACAACGTTCAAACTCTAAGCGGAGCTGATGTTTTTGATGACACTATTCCTCTGGACATGGATGGTTTCTACAAAACAAATAACGAAGCCCTTGATGGAAATGCTCTAAGCATCCGTGAAAACTATAACACGGTTGCCAGTGTATACACCAATTTCGCTCAAAATGTCCGAAAGGATCATCTGTTTGTGGCAGATCCCCTACGAAACATTTTTGTGCAAGGTGAAAATGCCAAGGTAATTGATGATGAAACAAAGAATTTCAATCAACACATTTATTGGCCGCTCCGTCACTTGTACAGCCTGCTGAACAGCAGTTATGCCTGTACCTATGCTACCTTCCCCAAGGTGTATGATGACGGTCTGGGTAAACAAACTTATGTGCCATTCTCCGGTTTTGCTGGTGCAGCCATGGCCAACACAGACGATAATTTCCAGCCGTGGTTTGCCCCGGCCGGATTCACACGTGGCGTTTTGCTGGGTGTCAACGATCTTCCAATTTACCCTACCCAGAAACATCGGGATCAACTATATAAGATCAATATAAATCCGGTAGCATTCTTCCCAGCCGAGGGTTTTGTGATTTTCGGTCAAAAAACCCTGCTAAAGAAACCCAGTGCGTTTGATCGTATCAACGTGCGTCGATTGTTTTTGTACCTGGAAGTGGCCACAAGGAACACCATCAAGTTCTTCTTGTTCGAACCGAATACTTTGTTCACAAGAACGCAAGTCATAAACGTTCTGACACCGATATTCGAATTGGCCAAGAATACACAGGGTGTATACGACTACTTGATTATCTGTGACGAAAGAAATAATACGCCTGACGTTATAGATCAAAACGAACTAGTCGTGGACATATACATTAAACCTGTCAGGGCAGCCGAGTTCATCCTTGTTAACTTCTATGCCACAAGGACCGGACAAGACTTCCAAGAGCTGGTTTCCTAATCGAATAACATAAAAATTATAGAACACCCCGCCGTTGAAAGCGGGGTGTTTTATTATAAATACTAACGTGATAAAGGTCATTAAAATACAGGCTGGATATGATCCCACAGTTATTATTCATGCGGCTTTGGAATGCAGTGCCCAACTGAAGCTTTTTCACTGGCAAACATTCAGTTTTGCCCAGCATGAAGCTTTCGACAAGATCGGAAAGGACCTGGGAAAAAGCTTTGATAAATTGGTGGAAACGCTTCTGGGCCGTTATCGCAACTTTGAATATCGTCCCTTGAATTTGACATTGGAACCTTATTCAGTTGAAAATATTTTGGCAAAAATAAACCAATACATAGGAGTTTTTACAAATAAAGAGTGTCCGATTTTGAATCCAAATGATACCGATGCCCAAAACATTGTGGAAGAAATCGTTGCAGATCTAAATAAATTAAAGTATTTGTTAACTTTGGAATAAATATATTATATGGCCGATACACAACAGACAATTCAAAATTTCTACCGGGTAGTAACTGAACGTGATTTCGCTCGTAAGTTTAATTTTCGTGTAATCAACATCAATCCGGGTGACAGCAGCAGCCAAGTCTATAACGAAGATGATCTGGTTTATGTTCGTACCGCAACACTTCCCGGCCGTGAAATCACTGAAGTGACTGTTCCTTATATGGGGTTGGATTTCCACATCCCGGGCAGTGCCAAATACACCGGCAGTGAAGGTTACAGCATGGAATTCTATTGCGATCAAAAAACGCAACTTTATCAAAAATTCCAGAATTGGACCCGGGACGTGTTTGATGATGTCACCAGCACCGGCAACTATTTTGCGGCCAAGCAAACATCCGTCATTGATCTTGTTCAGTTGGACAACCAGCTGAACCGCGTTGCACAATACCAGCTGGTCGGGGTATCTCCTCGTACCCTTGGCCCGCTGGAATATGATATCACCAACGGTGGTGAATTTGTGACATTCACAATGACGGTTGCTTATCAGTACTTCCGCCGCACCTTTCAAAGCTAATACCATCCCCTAAATATTAGGGGAGGATAATGATATTAATAACCCCATAACAGACGCCATTCGTGGCTTGAGTGACAATGTCCGGGGTCTTGCCAACGGACAAAATCCTCTTTTCGCGCCCCAGATAAGCAGTCTTTTCGGATTTAATATACCCGGTGTTCCCCTAATCAGCGCACAGGAGTATTTCCTTGTGCAAATGGAAAGTTGGTTCAGTTCCATACCCATGAACAGCCAATGGGTTGTTTTGATTGATCCTTATCCCCGGGCCATTTCCAGTGATATCATACAAAACTTGGAGTATACAGATGGTGCTCGAAAAGGTTGGGACATTTCTCAACCAAAAGGAATTCTCACCAGCTACTTTTATCAGAAGGTTATTGGCTGTCTTTTTGCACAAGGTGTGAACATCCCCAACGAAAAGTTCGATGTTCAAAGTTTGGCCATAAAAAATAACCGGGGATTTATTCCTGGGGTATTGGCTGGCAACCGAACGGATTATACGGGCTTGCCGTTGGTCATAGAATTTCGGGAAACCAACACTTCTTTCATGGACATGGTGATTCGTCCCTGGGTGATTTTGGCCAGTCACTATGGTTTTGTGGCCCGTGAGGGTGGAGAAAACGATCAGCGCAACATAAAATCAACAATAACTATTCTTCAATACACAAGATCATATCAAAGAATAAGTCAAATACCTCGTAAGGTTTGGACTTTTTACAATTGCGTTCCGATTGGACTGAGCGATCAAAGTTTAAGCTATTCTCCCGACACTGAATATGAAAAATATCAAACTTTTTGGACTTATACAAATTATACCGTGCATTCCAATCTTTATTTGGCCCTGCCCAACATCATTAATCGCATCAGCACAGGAACAATTCCGAATGTTTCACCGTTCCAACAGGGCAACAGCTTCACTACAGGGAATCTACCCACCAATATAGCTGGATTCTTTTAATTATGAAAAGTTTTCTTTGCAAGGTTCTCATACCTTCAACAGGAAAGTACGAGTATTTCCGGGAAATTGATTTCCAAACAAGCAAAACCATAAGCAAATACATAAAAAACAACGACGTGATAGGATTTTCCAAGTGTGTGGAAAACCTTGTAAACACTCTTGCAGTGGAACCCAAAAGTTATCACGTGTTGGACATGTTGCCCATTCTTTGTCAGTTACGTTCTTATTGTTACGGGGATACTGTAAAATTGGAGGGTCGAAATGAAAAGGGCGATCCAGTTGTTTACAAACACAACATAAATCGGATTTTAAACTTTTCATCCCTGATAAAAGAATGTGATGATCAGTATGTTTGTAACAAAAATCTGGAATTATGCATGGGATTGCCTCACAATCTGCTTCCGGACGAGAATTTTGACGTTATAAGCCGTAATATTCGCACCCTGAAGATAGGCAAAGACAACATAAACTTCTCTGAACTGACTCCTTATGACAAGGACAGGGTACTGCAGAGTTTGGATGCCAGCTTTTCCGGGGAAATTATAAAATTTACACAAAAAATAGTTAAAATTTTTGAAAATACGTGTCTCTTTGAGGACATGGACATCAAAGATTTTAAAAATATAAAATTAAATCCTTACAATGAATCTCTTGTACAATATCTTGTGTCAATTTTCAATTATGACCTGATGAGCATCTATGAATTGGAGTATATTTTGATAAGAAGGTTGCGTTTTTCCCTGTCTGATCTTAAAAATATGACAATAATTGAGGCAGAACTGCACTTGAATTTATATAAAAAAGAATTGGACACCATAGAACAGATGCAAAAGAAAAATGGTATTGAAAAATAAAACTCTGGGTTAATTAATTATATGGCAGAATTGAATTTAGACAAGGTTTTAAGCAAATTAAAGGAATATTCAGCGTCAGATAAAGCGGACTGTTATATTCTGAGCAAAAAAGAAACTGGCAAGTTCACACCGCTCACTGCAAAGCAACAAAAGGATCTTATTGAAGCGGCTGCATCCGGTTCCAAGGCTGCATTTCTGTATCCAAAGGTGATCAACAGCATTCTTTTGGAGAATAGCGAGGACAAAAGCTTACTTGTGAGTGATCGGGCTCTGATCATCATGGCTCTTCGAGTACATTCGTTTGGCCCCGTTCAAAAAGTTGATAAGGATGGTGAAACCATAGAGGTAAATCTTCAAAAAATACTGGATAATTTTGACAAAAACACGGAAATAAAATATAAAGAAACTTTTACACAGGGTCCAATAACCGTGAATTGCAGTGTTCCTTCGATTGAGGAGGAAAACAAAATTCTGGATTCTTATCTGAAGTATCGCTCTGCTGAATTTGAGAACGATTCCAAGATTCAAAAGCTTCTAAGTGAAATTTACATACTGGAACTGGCCAAATACATAACAACCATCGAACTTACTGAAAAAGAACCAATAGTTTTGGATCTTAAAGGACAGACTATAGCCCAGAACATCCGCACAGTGGAAAGTCTTACGGCTTCGCTTGTTCAGAAAATACTGGGATTTATTTCAAATATCAAAAATTTAGAAAATAATATAACCAGCCAGAAAATAGGCGAGCAAACTGTTGATTTGAATCTAGATACGAGTTTCTTCTCCAACGTCTAAAAAGTATTTTTTTACTAAATATTTTGGATGACAAGTGATGAGACGATCAATCTCTTAAAAACTCTTTCTGAAACTGTAGATAGACTGGCTTCCTTCACCCAAGGAAAAAAGGAAGGAAAAGAAGATACCATCATAGGCGAGGACGATAAGCTTTCCTCAACACTTTCCACCACGGAAAAGCGCCGGTGGGAAACCATGTCCAAAATTCTTGCCCGATCCATAAAAGATATCGTGTTTCCCAAAGGAGAGGAAAAAGTAGGTCGTCCCGAATTTAAAAGCAAGGAAGTAGAAGATCTTGTTCTTTCTCCAACTTTTGCAAAAATTGAAGAAGCATCAAATAAGTGGTTGAAAATGATTCTAGGTGCACTTGCACTATTGGCTGGAATTATAGCCGGAGCTATTGCTCAAATAGGAAAAATTTTAAAAGGATTGAACCTATTTTTGAGCGAAACAAAACTGGGAAAATTCATAAAGGATATTTTTTCTGCCCTTAAATTAAAATTTTTGGAGATACTAAAACCCATACGTGAAATAAAATTTGTAAAGTTTATTGGAGGGTTGTTGGATAAAAATATTATAAAACCTATATCTAAGTTTTTTGATACAGTAGGAAGAATTTTTAAGGTTATTGAAGCCGGAAAAGGTCCGTTGTTGGTGATGCAAATGATGAAAAAATTTCCTGTGGTGTTTAAACTTATTGAAGATTACGTACGGGTTGCTTCTAAAGTTTTTCAAATAGCAATAAAAGTGGGAAGACTTTTTGGAAAACTTTTGGGACCGGTTCTGGTTATTTTTGAAACCATAGTTGGATTAGTTCAAGCTTTTACAGATCCAAAATTAAAAGATAAATCATTTCTTCAAAAACTAATTACAGGATTTACACAAGGAATTTTGAACTTTTTTGATTTTTTTGAAATTTTTGGATTGGATCTTTTTAAATTTGAAACCATCCGGGATCGGATAGAAGCCATATTCAAACCTTTCCGAGAAGGAAAATGGTTGCAGGGGCTGCAAGCCATACAAGACCAACTTCTTTCCATTCTTATTTCCATACCCGGTAAGATTGTGGGTTGGATCGTAGGATGGTTCAATAAAGAATTAGGACAAAAAATAATGGAATTTTTTGATAAATTTGATCTTGGTAAATTCAGGGAAGAAATATTCAAAAGAATAGGAAAAATTTTTGGAGGGTTAAAAGATTTTTTCAGCTCAGTGGACGGAAAATTAAGCCCCATCCTAAACTTTTTATTCAAAGCTTTGGGAGGTCCAGTTTATCTTGCATTTGTGGCTTTCAAAAAAGTTTTTGAATATGCAATTCCCTTGATGAAAGGAATAGGTTCTATTGTTTCCAAAGTTTTTGGTTACATTAAAAGTTTTTTTAGCATGATTTTAGAAGGAATAAAGTCTCTTGCCGAAAAAATTTCAAAAATACCTTTCATGAAAAAAGTTGCCGATGAACTAAAAGCCATCGCAACTGAATCAACTGTGGCTGAAATATCAGGACCGGCTCCTATCGTTACATCAACTCCCAAAATGACCGATATTACAGGAAAAAATAATGTTGCTTCTGCAAATATTGAAGATCTTTTTTCAACGCAAGAAGACAATACCAGTGAAGCATTTTCCATGTTTGGGGACCAAGTGGAAACACTGAACAAAACAGGAAATGTAAACAATAAAATAGCAGTGGATCAATTGAGGGAATTTAAAAATCTTAATCAAAAATTTGACATGCTGATGGAACAAATGGCAAATAATAGAAACATAGTAAACAATGTGGTGACTCAAAATTCCATGAATAGTTTTCCACAATCAACATCGGTGTCTGACCTGAGAAGATATCACCGGGAAAGTGATTAATCATGTCAAGCTTTGTAGGAGATATATGGAAGTTTTCTGATAACCCTATTAATTTTGAGGGTCGGGACACAACTGGTGATTCCGCTCCTCCTGTTTTGGTTGGGGCCGGATATTCAGTAAGTTCTTCGATTGCTCCGGGATCCACTCAAAGATTGCGTGTGGGAGACAAGTTTCCAGTGGATGTTATCAACGGTTTTTATTGGACTCACACTCCTTTGACAAAAAGACAAGAAGTTCCTTACATATCCTTGAGTGAAAAACGTCTTAAAACCAACGCACTCATAGCCCAAGCTGCTTATAATTCCATGACCATAGGTTTATTTGATAAAACCGGATTAATTCAACGGGCTGGAAGATCGGTAGATGCTGCAGCACAAGGAAGAATAAGCGAACAATTACAAAAAGTTCAAAATTTTCTCCAGTCAGGTCCAGTAGGAAGCACCATAGATAAGCTTGGTGCCACCATTGGTGCAGCCAAAGAAAAGTTTGGAAATTTTTTAGGAGGCGAAGGATTGTTTAGTCTTCCTCGATCTGATGGGGCCAGAAGTGTTTTACGTGTTTATGAAGGACTTTACATAACCGAACCAACCGGATGGGAATATACATTCCCTTATTTTGAGGATTATCAAAATGGAGTAGCCAACGATTTTGGTGACCAAAATGTGGGTGGCATAGGGGAAGGTGTCACAGCATTAGGAGCTGCTTCTCTTGTGGAAGGTTCAAGAAACATTGCAGAAGATGTATCAGGTACAATGAATATCATGGAACCCGGTACATATATTGAAAAACCAAAATTTTATCAATTTCAAGACAGCGGAGATGAAATTACCGTGGCATTTCCTCTTTTAAACACAGGACACGCTACATACAAGGATGTTATTAGAAATTGGCAGTTGATTTATCTTTTGGTTTACCAAAATCGACCCATACGTTTTACCCGGGACTTGATTGAACCTCCGGTAATTTATGAAGTTTCATTGCCGGGTCACAAATATATGCCATATGCGTACGTCAGTCGTTTGGAAGTTCAATTTGTGGGATCCCGTCGTCCCATGGAAATAACTTTCAAGGATGAAAGCAGCTTGGGTCAAGGTCAAAACAAAGTGAATACAATCATTCCGGACGGATACACTGTGCAAATAACACTCAAGGGACTTGTGGCAGAAACTCGTAACTTTTTATACACATCCCTTAATGCGGATCCTGTTACTGTAACCTCAACAGGAGGTATATAATCATGATTGATCTGGGCCAACAACAAAATGATATACCTGATTTGGATCCTTTGAATCCTTCCCGATACGAAAATATTTTTAAATTATATAAAGATGGTAATTCTATTTATTTTTATAATATTTTAAATAATATTGTTGTTCCTGAATTAATTGATAAGCAGTTTTATTATGTAATAAAAGTTAATCGTAGGGTTCCTTGGACCACAATAAGTTATGAACAATATGGAAGCATAGACTTGTGGTGGTTCATATGTCTTGTAAATAAAATCACCAATCCAATAAAATTTGTGGAACCTGGAACCGAATTAAAAGTAATAAAAAGAAATTATTTGGCAACCATATTGAATATTATTCAAAAAAACGTTAATTTATGAGCGTTCCTTTGCCGATTACCAACCTGCAAAATTATGATGATCAGGTTGTTCAAATAAATGATATTTTATACAAATATAATATATTATTGTTTAATCCGGATTTGGATGTGGTGCGTATAAAGCAATCCGCAATCAAAACTTTATTCCTGGAAGACAATCTGGATCTGTTTTATCACCGAGGATATCTAATTTATGATAATAAGTTTGACGTGATAGAATCCTTAAATTCACTCCAACCAAATTTTTATTCATCCCCATCATTAATGGATGGAACACAACGTGGTACCGGATCCAAAGGATATCGATATCGGGGCGATGCCCGGGACTTTCTGATAATTGACATCATGCCGGAAGTTTCCCCGGGGACCATAAAAAAAGGAAATATAAACGAAAAGGATCAAAAAGTTTTTAATCTTCGTTTTGTTTTTTCCGTTTATGAAAGCGAAGACATCCGGGGAGACAAGTTAAACGAAAAATATAAAAAACTTTATTTTCATGATTTTTCTTATCAAATCATGACGGAAAAGGAAGTTTATTTTACAACATCTGATTACATTGAAGAAAAAGATGTGGTCCGGCTGAACAATCAGGGACGGGGTATAGATACCGGAATCGCCATTCAAAATTTAATCAAAAAAACATTCAATGCCGAAGAAGGGTATAGTCCAAAATTTTCCCAAAAATGGGATCAAGGAGGAAGCTCTATTTTTTATAGCAGTCCAGCTCAATATAAATCAATTGATGATTTAAATTATATTTTAAGCTATCATGTTAGTTCTCCTGAATCTGATTATGATAATTGTTATCTTAGAATAGAAAGATATACTGATGAATGGAAACTGGAAAGTTTCAAGGATTTGTTTAAAACCGCATTTTTTAATTCTCCTTCGTTGAGTCAATTCGGTTTATCTGAGTCGTCCGGTCCGGGACTTGTTGAAAGTTTCTTTTTGGGAATGCCGATAGATGATTCTGCTGTATCAGATGTTCAAAACCGTATTCCTGATTTTGCCGGAAACATGGTAAGTTATAATGATTCCAGCATTTTAAATCGTTATGAATTCACAAATATTTCCGGAAAAGATTCCCAAAACGAATTGGTTTCACACCTGGTTCATAGCCATAATTCAAACACAAATACCTTCAGAATAGATTTTGAAAACAATAGTTTGGATACTGCATCTAAAACTTATTATGACAATTATGTTCGGAATTTAAAAGGATCGGGAGGCAATGCACCTGCATCTAATTTAGCTCTGAACCAATACAGAACAAAGCAACAAAACATCAAAAATGTTTTTACCATCAGCAGCGAGAGTCAAACACAAAGATATTCATTTGGGCGCAATGAAATACTTTATTCTTCATTGTTTCTGAACAATTGTATCAAGTTTAGAACCAAAGGTGTTACCAGCCGTCAAGCTGGTCAATTCATCAGCATACAGCGGCATAATACTGTTCCGGACAACTATTTTGATGACAAAAATTTAGGCATATATCTGATAATTCGATGTGAGCATGTGTTTGTGGATCAAAAATATTTTAATGAAATTTTTGCCGTCAAAACATACAATTATAAGGATCCTAAATTCACCGCCAAAACACTATGAACAACATAAAAACAATTGATCCGGAAATGGTATCGGCCCAGCTTTTCTTTAAAAAAGAATTTTATCAGTCTGCTTCAAACTACCTGGATTTTATTGGCAATCGCACAAAAGAACTGGATCTTTTTCTTGAATGGAACAAAACAGATTATGCGAATGACCCAATAACAGCAAAAACAAATTTTTTTAAAAAATTAGACATATCCAATTTAGATGCTGATTTTGCGGCACATTGGTTGAAACAATACAACACATCTCTTTCTGAGGTAAAAGACAAAGTAAAATTTGAAATGGGCGGTGATTCAATTTATTCCCGGGGTCAGTCCGATTGCGTGGGGTCGTTAGCAAGAATGAGCAATTACGCCAACAATTCGACCCAGCTTCTTTCGGATCGGGATATGAAAAATCTTCCGGTACCTTCAATTTATGGGGCTGGACTGGAAAATCAGCTGAGTAACAATGCAAAAATAGTAAATTCGGCTTTTTCAAAAGCAGCTAACAGTTTGTTTCGCTATGCCGGTTTTAATATTCAAGAAAAGGTTTCGGAAAATACACTTTCTCATGGTCAAAATTTAATACCGGACTATGGTCATTATCAAAGAATGATGAAAGTAGTTAATGATCTTACACAAAAACTCCGGCAGGATTTTAAGGATTTTTTCAAAGTTACGGAATTTTATTCCAATTATAATCCCAATAGCAGATCCACAAATGTTCAGGTTATACCTCCAACAATTGTCACGACTCTTGTGGAGGGCCAAGTGCAATATCAAACAAAATTAAAAAGCCGTGCCGCCGACATTTTAACATCCTACACAAACAAAGCTGCTTTAGACACTATTCCGATTTCTTAGCTTCCAGGGTAACACTTTCTATACCGACCGAAGATCGCATCAATTGCTTTAAAATTTCTTCTCGTGTGAAAGTGACACGATTTTCATCATTTGTGTTTTTAAGTTCTTTTTTGGAAGCTATGTCCAAGAGCTTTATTTCCTTGGCAGTTTTGTCTTTCTTTTCGGCCAGATTAATTTTGTTGAGGGTGTCTATGGCGGCAGTACTGGCTTTGATAAGTTCAGATATTGCCAATATCTCTTTGCTTTCAGGACTGTGAGCTATATAATCCTTCATGGAAAGGATCAGTTCGTTGGTTTCTTTTATCAATCTGGCCGATTGTTGTATGACAAAATCTTCAACCTCCCCTTTGTCCAATCTTGTTTCCGGGCTGCGAGGTGTCTCAGAAAGTGCCTGAACTTCTTTTAATTGATCCAATAAATTCTTGACTTCAACCTTTTGATCCATATCATATATATTTACGGTCAATCATGAATATTGCAAATAACCTATGGGTTGAAAAATATCGACCAAAAACCCTTGATGAGATCATTTTGGACAATAAAACCCGGGAATTTGTAAAAAATTGTCTGCAAAAGAAAACCATTCCACATCTTTTGCTTTATGGAAAACAAGGAATGGGAAAAACATCCTTGGCCAAAATCATAGTAAAAGAACTTGGTTGTGATTATCTTTATATCAATGCTTCGGACACACGGGGAATTGACACGGTTCGGGATGAAATCAAAAATTTCCTGCAGCTCATGCCCAGCAACGGATCCATTCAGATTGTGATACTGGACGAATTTGATGGATTTACGGCGGATGCGATGCGGGCACTTCGCAACATGTTGGAGGAATATTCTGAAACAAACCGGTTTATTTTTACCTGTAATGATATTAGCAGGGTAATCGAACCTATTCGAAGTCGAGTACAAGAAATAAACGTTTACAATCCTCCCATAAAAAACTGTTTGGAACGGTGCATCAATATTCTTAAGAACGAAAAAATTGAAATTAATGATAAAAACAAAGCAATAATTTCAAACAAAGTAAAAGCTTTTTATCCGGACATACGCAAAATCATATTTGAATTGCAGACATCCTTGGATCTTTCCATCAATTTGAATGATAATGTTCAAAATCTTGAAAGTGTGGCAGCCAATATATTAAACAAACTTTCAAAAGAAGATTTTGTATTTGTAAGAAAATATATTATAGAAAATGAAAAAGCATTTAATGCCGATTATCCGGATCTTTTAAAGAAAATATGCGAGGTTATTTTTTATTCAGATATGGATAATGAAAAGAAAAAGAAGTGTTTTTTGGAAATATCAGAGCATTTGTACAGGTGCAAACAGGTTCTGGATCAAGAAATCAACTTTTCTGCCTGTATTTGTAAACTACAGGAGGTTATTGGTTCTTAGGAAGATAGTTGTAAGTGTACGAAGCAACGCTGGGATTCTTGGAACCTTCAGCAGGTTTGGAAGGAATCTTAACATTTGAGTTTTTAAGCTCAATTTCAGAAGGTGTATTTTTGCCGTTACCCTTGTCGGTCTGTGAAGTTTGATAGGTCGGATTCAAATAAGTGGCACCCTTTTGCTTTTCTTCTTCAATTTCTTCCGGCTTGATGTTGCTGTTGTTAGGACGCTTCAAACCTTCAGGAACTTCCGGAAGATTGGGGTAATAATCCTTGTATTCCAGAATGGAAGCAGGAAGAGTCAGGAAATCTTTGTAAAGTCCGGGGGCCAGTTCCAGCGTGACATCACAATAAAAGTCATCTGCGTTGTTTGCTTCCACAAAACCGGGCTGAACGCTGGGACGATTGGTTTTTACGGCACTCACCCGCATCAAAAGACCACTATCCGCAAACTGTTTGGCTTTTTCTAGAATAGCCCCACCCTGTTTTTGGAACCATTCATTCTTCAGGGCACCGTCTTTGAATTTGACAATATCTCCAGTCAGGAATCCGCCACGGGTGTAACGGCTTATGAATGATTCGTACAAACCTTTGAATTTTCTCATCTTGAATATTTACCTTTAAAAACAAACTTTTATATTAAATATTTATAAAATATGGCCGCCATAAACTTATCTTTTCTGCAGCAACCACCCAAGGTAGACGACCATGTTTACAAAGATATTCATTTTGATTTAGAAAAGAATTACACCCGTGGTACTGAATTAGATAAAAAGCTGGAAATCAAGGATTTAAAAAGTGACTATGATTTGGATGCAATAAAAAACAGTCTTTTCAATTTGTTTACAACATTACCCGGTCAAAAAATTCTAAACCCTGTGTATGGTTTGAATCTTATGCAATTTGTTTTCACAAATCTGAGTGAAGCAAATGCCCGACTGATCGGTAAAGTTATTTTTGAAGGTACCGAATTGTTTGAACCGAGGGTTACCATTTTAAATATTAATGTGAATGTAGATTACGATCAAAATCAGTATACAATAAACATGCGGATAAATGTGCCTTCTCTTAATCTTTCCAACGTAAGTATTAAGGGAGTTTTAAAAGATAGCGGATTCTACTTCATCTAATTATGGCAAACGAAATTTCAAAAACAGACTTTCCATTGCAGCAGAATGCATATGCTGCGTTTGATGCCCAAAGTTTAAAGAGCTTGATGCTTGATCAGCTTAACCGGGGTGGTGTGTTCACAGACCAGATTTTTGAAGGCAGCAATTTCAACAGTTTCCTGGACGTGATTGCATATAGTTATCATGTTCTTTTGTTTTATCTCAACAAAACATCATCGGAAAGCTTGTTTTCTCAGGCACAACTGTATGAAAACATGAATCGGATTGTTAAACTGATAGATTATAAACCCATAGGCTATCAAACAAGTTTACTTTCGTTTAATGCAATTGCCAGTGAAAATCTTCCGACAGGAACATACACAATTCCCAGATACGCCTACTTTATTATTAATGGTGTTCAATATTCATTTCGAGAAGACATTACATTCACAAAAACAGAGGCGGGTACCACATATCTTGACCAACTGTCCAAGAACAATTTGTTATATCAAGGAAAATTTGTCGAATATCCCATTTATACAGCCATAGGTGAATCTTATGAAATTCTTCGTGTTGTTCTTGTGGATCAAAATGGAAATGCCCCTTTTGTGGATCATTTCACTATCAATGTTTATGTGAAAGACAAAGTAACACAAAAATGGAAATTATGGTCACAGGTGCCTAATCTTTTCCTTTACGAAAATCAAGATGAGATTTATGAACTACGTTTCAATGAAAATGGCCGATATGAAATAAAATTTGGTAATGATGTTACTGGTAAAAAGCTAAACAGTGGTGACGAAGTGCTTGTGTATTATATCCAAAGCGATGGAACACCGGGTGAAACCGGAGTTGGTACACTGGATGGAAACGGTTTGTTCCAATACAGCAGCTCCAATTATACTACGGTTACAAATGACACTAAAAATAAAAATATAACATATATGACACCTGGTCAGTTTGCTTTTCTCACATTTACAAATTCAGACCCTTCAACAAAATTTGGGGAACCTGAAACTGTTAATAACATTCGGGAAAATGCACCCAACACTTTCAAGAGACAATATCGTTTGATCACAACAAACGACTTTAAAAGCTATATTTCAAACACATTTAAAAACATTATTCATGATGTTCAGGTTGTTAATAACAAGGAATATCTGAACGGTCACATGAAATATTTGTATAATCTGGGGCTAAAATACCCTTCACTCGAAAGCAGAGTTTTATATAATCAAGTAACATTTGCTGACACCTGCAATTTCAATAATGTTTATTGCTATTTGGTTCCAAAACTTCAAAAAGCAAATTCCATAAAGGTTAACAATAATTTTGTAACAGATTCCCAGAAACAATATATCGAGTCATTTATCGATCCAATCAAACTCACTTCTTCTGAAGTCATATATTCTGATCCTGTTTATATGGCTTTTAATCTAGGAATATCCTTACCTGTAGAAATTCTGGACAAAGAAATTTATAAACAAACTAAACTTGTAATAGTTAAAAGATTCGATTCACGAGTTAATGACGATGAAATTAAAAGCGTTGTGACTAAAATTTTCCAAAATTACTTTGATTCCAATAACGTTAAATTACAACAAAAAATTGATTTAACATTATTGAATAATTCTATAGCAGAAGTCGATGGGGTAAAAACTTTTTATACGGAAAGATTAGTAGAGGATGGCCGCATCTTGAAAGCAGATGGGATTAGTGTTCTTTATTGGAACAGCGTGTATGACAAAGAAGACATTCATGTATCCACACAAAACGTAAACATGGAATATTTTCAATTCCCTTATCTTTTCGATAAAGACAATTTCTTGAAAAGAATCGAAATTGTCGTTGAGACAGTCTAACATGGCATATGACATGCACCTATATCAATATAAGCGTAAAAAACTTCACGGGTTTGGAATCTTTAAGCACTTATACGCTTGATGTAACTCCTTTAACTTTTGTAGCATCATTGTCATCAAACAATCTGTTCATAAGCGACAAAAAAGGTTTTTGGAATTTAGGAGATGGCACGGTTTCAACAAGTCTTAGCACCACACATTATTATTCTTGGCCGGGGACATATGATGTTACATTTTATGCTTTTACAAGCGCAGGAGATGCGATGCAGGCTTGTCAAACATTTCAGGTAACAGCTTTTAATTATATAGGTGATTATCTGCAATCTTCATATTTAGATAATGAAAAAATATCTTCAATAAAAAGTGGTCAAGTTTCAGATGCAATTGAATTTTCAAGATTCAACTCATGGCAGTCATATCCCTCAGTTTCTGCCACAGGATACACGTTAAATTTTTATGCAAGTGGGAGCAAGTCAGACTATCTTCAGATCGAAAATTATATCAAAGACCCTTGGGCACATTTACAGTCTTATTTTTTCTTTGTTCAAAAAAGAGACAATAGATTCGGAATCTTAAGCTCAGCAACTACAACCGCAGATCCAATTTATGTGTACATTTCAAATAATCAAATAGTGGAAACGTCATACCCCTACCCAGGAAGCACTTTGGCAGGAACTAGTGGAACTACAACAGTTTATTATGTTGATCAATTTCCAAAAAATTTAACATCAGAAACTCCAATTTTTCTTTTTGCTTCCCTGGACATTTCAAAATTTCCTTCTAGGAATGAAACACCAAATTTAAACTATACTGAAAATTATTCAAATTTATCCCATAACAATTTTTCATCGGTTGTAACACCGGTAAAAAACAGATACAATCCAGCCGAAGTATTATCCATAACTTCAAATGGAATTGATGGTGAAGGGTATCCGGACGAAACATTTTATATTAACAAGATCAAATGGCAAAATTACCCAGTTTCGTTTTTGATAAAATTAAAGGACACACAAAATTACAGCACAAAGTATTATCCTCTTTTAACTTTCAACAAAGCCGGGGGCCAAACATCCGCTTCTACTATATTTTATGTTACCCATGCTGAAACCGGTTCATACTTGGTTAATGGTATTTCAAATCCATCTTTAAACTTACAAAGGGGAGCTACATATATTTTTAATATTAATGCATCAGGACATCCATTTTGGATTAAAACAATAGCTTCTACAGGAACCGGAAATCAATATAATTCTGGTGTTACTAATAATGGTGGATCAACCGGACAAATTATTTTCAATGTGCCATGTGATGCACCGTCTACACTGTATTATGCTTGCCAATTTCATAATACAATGCAAGGAGTTTTAAATATAACTGGAAGCTGTACGACACAAGATTTTGATCTTACCTGCAATCTGATTTCGGTTTGCTCACAAAAAGTCATAGATGGAATTGAATTTTACAAGAATAATAATGTTAAAAATATTACAAGAACCGGTGGATTCTACGCAGGATATTTTAATAGTCCTTATGCATTAGAAAATGTTGCATTGACTGCTTCAGTTACGGTTACAGATCCTGCGTTTTTTGAAAAAGATTCTCCTTATTCTTGGGTCGGCCAAGGATTAGATTCATACTCAGTGTCGATAACATCCAATCAGGCAATTGCATCTAACATATATCGGTACAACAAATTCAGAAATTATGACGCATGTGGAGACACATTAGCACTTCAGCTTACTGCAAACAGCACATCTCCCACGGTTTTTGCAGGCGTTCTTAAAAATCCGTTTGCCATAGCCGTAAGTCCTTCTGAAGATGACGCAGTTTGGTTTGCAGACTCAGACCGGGATAGAATATTGAAGTTAAAAGAAAATGGAGAGGTTATATTTGATATAGATCTTTCAAATGCTCCGAGAATTGATGCGGCAGGTAATGTTGTTTATTACAATTATCAGGGTGCAGTTTCAGGAGCAACTCCATCATCGATTGCTCTGGATGGTCAAGCAAATGCATGGATAACTTTATACACGTCTGGTTCCTGCATAAGAATTCAAAGAGATACTGGATATGTTGATGCGGAAGCATATCCCCGATACCCAAATGTTAATTTTTCAATTCTTAATAGCTTTAGTGCCGGTCCTATCGAATCGTATCTGGGTGTTCCAATAGAAATTTTCTTGGAATATTCCACACCAGCATTGAGTGGTTTGTATACAAATGAAAGCACAATTTTACCCACCTGTATTGAAACTGACTTGGACAGCAATATTTGGGTAACATATTCAAATCCCCTAAAAGGTTATCTGATAAAATTTGATACAAACGGTAATTTTTTGGCAGCGAAAGAATTTCCAACTTTGTTCAGTCCTCAACAATTGTTAATAGACCGTGATAATAATCTTTACATGACAGTAATGACTTATTTGAACAACAACTCCAGCATCACAAATCGTAATGATTTTCTTTACAAATATGCGTCAAATACAGGTGTGTTGGATTCGAATTATCCGTTGAGTGGATACAGTGGATTGGGTCCATTAGCAGTTGATAAAGACCAATATGTGTATGGATTATTCAACAAACAGGATATTTTTCGAGTTAAAACTGGAACAGATGTTACTACATTTTCAGTAGGAAGCGGAACCAATCTTACAACTGAATATCAAAGTATTGAAAGTTTAGCGTGTGATACGGAAAATATTCTTTGGTTGGTTCACAATTTTGACAAGAAAATATATTTGTATCCTTTGAATCAATTTACCGTTTTAAATACGGTGGATGTAAATCGCATAAACACCGATGATGTGAATCCTTGCAATCTTAGGGCATATGGGGATTGGACAGGAATGCGTTGGATCAACAAATATTATTATAACACAAGAACCAGAACCATCACAGGCCAAAGCAACACATTCAGTATATATCCGGTCAGTGGGGCATATGGAATTTCAAAAATAAATGAAAATTTTAATCCAATTGAAAATATTAAATCTTATATTCTGCAAGAATCTTTATTGAATAAAAATGTTCTTTTTGATCAATTTTTAGGTCCTATTGTAGGAAACAAAAAAAGCCAAGTAAATTCATTGGGCAAAAGAATATATGAAAAAATAACTAATTTCGTTCTTAATAATTCAGATTTGGATGCAGACGAGTTATCAGCACTTCAAAGCATGGAATCCACGATTGGTGTGGATTTACAAAATTATAATTATCCCTTTCCTCCTGATATGCAAAGATTAATTAATTTGTTTTCCACAAAACTTTCATATTTTAGAGGATCACCAAATCAATTTTCATCTAATTATGACAAGAAACAAACTATATCAAATTCTAATTACGGAAAAAATCTTGGGGCAAAATTAAGTTGGTTCACATCCACAGTTCCTACTTCAGGTAAGATTGTTCTATATGAAAGATTTGGGGAGGTGTATTCAGAGGGAATTCTTACTAATTATGGTGTTTTGACAAATTCGTTTTTGTCAGGTTCCACACAAGTTGTGCATTTAAGTGATGTGAATGTAACTTGGGGTTGGCCGTTGGTAGTCGGAGACGGAATAACTGGTACTGAAGTATCCCGGTATTATGATATTTATGCATATAATGGAGGAGCGAACAATCTATTTTACAACAATCTTATCGATTGGACTGATTCAAAAACAACAATAAATCAGACAAATAGTGCTTATTCTGATTGGTTTAATACAAACAATATAGTGGATAGCATGATAAATTATCAACTTTCCGTCGGACTAGGACTGTTGAGTGCAGATAACTAATTTTATGGCAAGTCATTTTACATCTTCAAATTTAAAAAATTATATTCCAAATAATTCAGTTCTAAATCTGAATAATACGAAAGTTCCGGAAGATTTTAATTCTTCTTATTCACTTATAGAATGGCTTAAAAATTTAAATATATCCAGCACAGACACCTCTGTTTACATATCCAGCTACAACAAATATTTAAGTGATTGGTTTGATTATAAAAACATAGAGAAATCTGAAAAAAATGCATATGTTCGACTTCAATATATAAATTTGCTAAAAGAAATAAGTTTAAAATATTCTTCTGCTGATGAGCAAAGATTTTTGGAAAATCTTAATTTCAATGACAATCAATCATTGGATGTTGCCATTCCATTTTTTACTAAAAAGATAAAAAGGATTTGCCAATATTATGCACAAAATCGTGATACATTAACATCAGGGGTTATTCGATCTAATTTAAAGGGAAGTGATTTTGGGATCGAGACAATTATTAAAAAAGAAATTGTTTCTATTCTTCAAACCAATGAATTCGAATCTTTGGGGGTAAATTTACCACCTCTTTCATCTGTTTTATCAGACATTCATATTCAAGTCAATGATGCTTATGATAATCAGCAGTATTATTATGACATCCAACCTGGATCCGACTATAAAATCTATGGTGTACAAGACTCTAAAAGAATACAATTTTTTGGTTTAGACTCAACCAAGGTAGACAATACACCTATATTTGATTTGGATCAAGCAATCATAAACGCTATTAAATCGTATCCATTCTTTTTGCAGGAGTTAGGTTTAAAAAATTTCTCTATAAACTTTCCACTTTCAACAAAAAATTATGTATATTTAGATAGAAAAGATTTTCAAAATTATAATAACAATGCAACTGCAACAAATACAAATGTTTTTAACTATAAAAAATTATATCAGAAAAATTTAGGAAATAAGTTATTTGCTTTGACAGGACAGAAATTTACTAGTCCGCTTAGCGGTTATGTTATGACTCCAGAATTCCCGTATCAAAACATTTTAAACAGAAGATTTCCTACAGTAGCACATGTTCCAGAAATAGTGCGGGCCCAAAATGAAAAATATTTGGGTAATTTCTTTACTAAAGATAATTTAGGTATTTTGTTTTGGAATACATATAAGAAAGAATATTCATTTTCAAGAGAATTATCTTCGGGTGAAATTATTGTTATACCCGATCCTGAAGTTGGTTCTAATGCTTCTGGATTATCTTTGTATGATCAATCTCTTAGTGGAATAAATTACCAAACGGATCTTCAATGGAACCGTTTTGATTGGTCAAATGATTATGCTTTTGGTAAAATATATTCTAACCCTAAAATTCACAAATTTTATCCTTACACCGGAAAAAGTGAAATTTATGAAGATGGAGATGATGGTATTTCCAGAATATCAGATTATGAAGATTTTTGGGACGACCGCATAATCTGGAGAAATAAAGACGTTTTTGATTTTAGCGGAGACGATTTTTATCCTTTGGACAAACGTAAAAAATATCTTTTGTATAATAAAGGTATATTAACAAAATATAAAACAGATATTTTTGGAAATCATTATGGATTGTTTAAAAATTCATTAACAAACAGTTATTCTGCAATTTCTACTTCTTTACATTATCCGTCATCTACAGATTTATTTTCTATTCGCTCAACACCACTTTCTTCTCTTTACGAAAAGCAAAATATACAATTAGGTCAGGCGTTTATTCGTTTGTATGATGACAGCAGCGTTTTGCCTTTGAGTGCTGCATTAAGTGGAATTTTTATAAAATATCCTGTAAATGTAAGAACTGAACTTCAAAATTCTCTGGTAGATTTTGATCTGATCTTTAACACTGTAATTTTGGAAACTCCTAATTACGTTGTTCTAGACAAAATTAATTTTGATTTCGAAACTAATTTGTTTGAAAAAAATTATACTAAAAATACATACTATGAAAAATTCACAAAAAATTCTTCCATAGAAAATTATTCTAATTTTTGGTATGACGACGAATACAAAAAAATAATTTTAAGTTTTTTAACTTTGTTTGAAATCAATTCCGCCAAAAGTGAAAAAATAGTTTATCCTAAAATTTTAGTTGCAGACATACAGAATTTGGAGTTTGAAGAGTTCTTTCCAAAGACAGAAACCATTCAAACTTTAAGTTCGATTGTGGTCAATTTAAGTTCCGAAAATTATAACTCCTCTTATAATGATAGAAGTATTCTAAATTTTCATAATGAAGCACAAACACTGGGTGTTCTAGTAAAAAGTTATAACAATAACGGAGTACCTTTGCTACAAAATTACAAATTCAAAAAATCATTCAACAGACTAAATTTAGACCAATTTTTAATATTAAAACCTTGCGGATTTATTTATGATAAAAATTATAATGATATTATAAAAAATCAGACAGTTCGGGCTATATCTTTCTATTCGTCGCCCGTAGCAAATCAAAATCAATTTAACAGTTTGGTTTTTTCAGCATCTTCACAAAATTATTATAATTTCTATTATGTTTCGTCCTTGCCGTTGACAATAAGCAGTACAGTTTCTTCATTTATTGTTTGTGATTCTACAGTTGCAAATGTTTTTACAGTGTCTGCGGGAAATACAAATCTTAACTTAAGAGATGTTTATGGAACGTTGGTGTATAATTTTTCTGGGTCAAATGAACATTATTTTACAACAATTAATGATTCAGTAACAGCGCAAGATGGTCCAAATAAATTTTCAATAACATATGTGGCCAGTGGACAACATGTTATTTACATAGATCCAAGATGACAAAAAAAATTTACAATTAAATAATTTATATGCAATTCAACAGGATATACAACGAAACACCATTTGATAGTCGCCATGATATAGCGGCTTCATTGACTTTTTCTGTTTTTAATCCGGTGTCTTCCTGTTCGGGCGGAATTTGTATAGCGTTTTATGAGGATTCGTTAATTTCTCCTTATGAAGGAGGACCAAGCGGATCTTTAGGGTATTCACCTTACACAGGGGCATCTCTATTTTCCCAAACCAATTATGAGGGATTAAAGGGTGCTTATGTGGGAATTGGACTCGACATAACCGGAAATTTTTCAAAAAAAGAAAATGGAAAGGCAGACGGAGACTATAAAAATAACCCAAATACAATTGCCATTCGTGGACCAGAAGCTGACAATTACCCTCTTTTAACTTTTACTGAAAATCTTTCATCAGTATCCAACATCATCTTGGGTCAAGGATACACTTTAGAAAATAACGCTATTTTTCAAACCATACGGGTTGTTTTAACGGATCATGGACGCCGGGTAAAAGTTCAAAAAATGGTTACCCCAGACAATTTTGTTACACTAACTGAAACATATTTAGATAAAAGAAAAAATACGGCTTATCGAATTGTATGTAATTTTGTTTCAAATGATAGTACAACTGTTTTTAAACTCAAAGAATTTAATTGTTACGGTTTTGAAAACAAAGTTGTTGATAGTATTTTAGACAATAATTTAGGAACTTGTTTACAATTTATACGAACTAATGTTTTTAGCGTGGGTCAAACCACCAAGCTTTTTATAGGTTCCAATAATATATTTTCGGAAGTTGCCGGTAATAAATCTTTTTCAAATTATATTTTAACGACATCTTTAAATTCCCCTTACGATCTTAGAAAAACTATAGTTTATGATCTTTCCGCCGTGGAAAATTTTTTGGATAATTCAAATAATAATCTTCTTGTAAGAAATACCGTAAACAATTCTATTGATATATACAGAAATTTAGGAAGAAATGTCATTAAGGAATATACAGTTTATTCCAATAATGTTTCAGGGTTTGGAATGCGTGGGTGTATTGATAATGATTATTTATACCTTTCCACATTGTCATCAGTAGAAATTTACAAAAGAACCAATTATGATTGGAATTATGAAAATAGATTGACAGGATTATCTTCCATACCCACAAATATAAAATTTAAAAATAATAAAGGAATAATTTCTTATATAGACGGGTCTGCTCAAATTTTTGAAAGTACAAATTTCACCAATTATACTAGCGTTTTTTATCTGTCAGGCATTTCAAATGCCTCCGAGCAATTTGGTTATGCGATAGCTGTAGGTGATTATTTTGCAGCAATAAGTTCTCCATTAAAAACATGTTTAAACACATCGGATGGATCTGTATTTGTTTTCACTAAAAATTCATCTACAAATGTTTGGTCGTACTCAGTTCAATTATCCACAGGACAAAATTCAGATGCCCGATTTGGAACAGGAATGGTTATTAAAAATAACACACTGGCAATTTCTCGCCCCGGAAACACAGTTTCATTAAATTCAAATGCAGGGCTAATTGATGTTTATGAATATTCTGTTCCAAATGAATCTCTGTTATTAACCAAAACATATCCACCTATATCCCTTACTCCTAATGTTTATTTGGGAAGCAATATAGATGTAAAGGGGAATATTTTAGCAGCCCGTTCTACAAATGGAATAAGCATTTTTAATTTAACTTGTGATCCTGCATATATTCCCGCACCAGTCATACCACCTTGTGCAATTGCCTTGTTAACTGAGTTACCAGTTTCATACATTAAGAAGATAGATTTAAGTGGATATGTATTGACCATACAGTGTCCAAAACCTCCAATCGTTCCTTTAAGTTCATTTTGTGCTTTAGTTGAAATTGTAGATAACAGCATACCGCTTTATTCAATTAACGGCTTTGATATTCTCAGCCCTATGATTTGTTTAACAGGAATACCATAATATGAGATACAATACGGCCATAATTTATCTCAGTGCTGACGAAAATTTTATCAGCTATGGAACAATTGACGGATATGTGTATAAAGATCCTATTTTTGGTTATGATTTCACATATACCGACACACTTTGTTCAGGCACCTTTTCATCCCTAAGTGCATACCCACCTCTTTCCGCCCTTCCTCTATCTGCTTATACGTATACGTCTAATTTTTCAGCTTCTGAAAATATAGTTATTCATCAATATAAGCAAAATGAATTTTTGTTCACAGCGCCTGTTATCATAACTTTTTCTTTGTCTGGAGTTAAACAAACTCTTTACAAAATTCAAAAAATTTCAGCAAATCTGAATAATAATTTTGTTCAAACAAATGTTAATTTGGTCAATCCAAACATCACTACACTAACAACAGTTTCTGGTGTTTATGAAACAACAAAAAATTTCTTAGATTCGTATACAGCGAGTATTAGCTGTTATCGAGAAAATTTTTATGTGGATGTTTTTGTTGTGCAATTAAGTTGCACCCAACCAAGCATAATTAATCCTATTTTAGATTATAAAATATTAAATTATCAATTGCTGGATGATGCAAGAAATTACTTGCTGACTCTACAAGGATCCAATCTATTAGACATTCATTATGGTGTTTTAGGTACGGGCGATTATCTTTTTACAGCACCTTTGGTAGTAAGACCGGAACTTCCTCCTCTTGAATTTGTAATAACGATTCTTCCAGCAATTACATCAGAACCAATTTATCCGGTTATACCTCCTTTGAGTGCATATTGTGCACTTCTAACGATTGTAAACAATGAATTGTTGATAGGTGTTAATGTATTCAATCCAACATATTTGATTCCAATTAGTTGTGTTGCCCCAATATATTAATAAATATTTTTATGCCTGTAAAGATTTTTGACGAAAATAACTGGTCTAACATGGAGGTTTTCTATGTTCAGGACAATGATTTACAGACAAAACAACAGAAGATATTCAGTGATTCTTGCATAAATTTTTCATATCCCGAATTATTTGTAAAAACTCTTGACCAAAAAAATAACAACTATTCAAGTTTTGCTTTAACATCATCTGTAAACTTTTCCAAGATTTTTTCTTTAACGAATCCAACTGAAAATGGAAATGGATTTGTTACTACCCTTAGTAATGGTTTGTTGAATATTAAAGATACGGCACAAAGATATTGGAAAATAGTTCCATCGTTGTCTTCGAATTATTTGGATATAACCACCAATAATTTTTTATCAGAAAAAAATCCAGATAATTATTTTGAAATAGATTTTATTCCAAATAACCTTTGTCGTATCTCACATGATTATTATAATTCAAAATATTATCTAAATGTAAATTTTCTTACCAATCGCGTTTATCTTCTTTCTTCAACTTCTGATATCTATGACAACAACAGTTTGTATCATCAAGCATTTGAATACATTTTTGATGATGTTAATAATTGTATAGCTTTATTTTACAGAAAAAATAACAATGTTTACACATTGGTAAAACAATTCTCTTCTTTGGGGTTTGTTGCTCTGACCGGTAGCGATATTCAATTAACAATCGAAAATACATTTAATGTTCTTCCTATAAAATTCAATTTAATTGATTCTCTTTCATCTCATTGGTTTTCTTATAAAAAAGAATTTGATACAAATAATTTAAATGTGGAATGCACAGATTCTTCTGTGGTAAAAAATCAAATAGTGTTTCACAGTGAATTCAATAATATTTCATCTGAAAAGGTTCCTTATAATTTTGTCACAGAAAAAAATAATCTAACTCCCAAATCAGAGAATATTTCTTTGGGAGAAAACAAAGATGTAAGATCATATGTTTCCTTAAACACAGGAGCACCTCAAGAAAAAGGAAATCTAAGATTTTCTCAAAATTATCAAAGTAAAATTAATGAATACAAATTTAAACCGGGCAAACTGACATATTTTCATACTCCTTTAGAGATGGGAGAATATAATTTTATTAACATAAATGACAGTAATTTGGCTGAATGTGGTGCGATTTATTCAAATACACCGGAATTTTCAGATAAAATTTGGAAGAAAAATGCAAATTATAAAGATACCAGTAACTTCGGAAATCCTCGGGGAGAAATAAACGGAACTTGGATTTGCTCTTGGTTAAGCGGTTCTTCCAATCCCAATACACGACCAATATGGTATGATAGATATTTTATTCCAAACAAAACCACTCGACAGATGGCGTTTTCTGCAAACGATGTTTTTGCATACGAAAGTTATTATGATTGCATAACAAACCAGGTGTCAGTTCCCACAGAAATATTTGATGTAAAAAGTCAGATGACATTTGAACCTTACACTCTTTATGCTTACTACCGGATAGGCAAACAAGACATTAATGAATATATTTTGAAAAATGATTCTTCTATATTATTCAATGGAATAGACCAATATATTCAAACCAATGGAACCATTTTGGCTGCAGAAAATGGTGTTTATAAATTTTCAGGTAATGAATATGCAATAAATGAAACTATCAACAGCAAAAGTTTCGATAACAGATTCACATTTTTCTTCACAATAGGAAGCAAAGATTTCAATCAATCATTTGGACACGAAATTGTGGGCAATTATAAAAACACAGGAATCGGTGTTTATTCAGACCGAGCTGTAACCCCATTTGTTCGTTTCATAGATGGTAATATTTTAAAAATTTACAATTCTGAATGGACGTTATTGGATACAATACAGTTCAATAATTCTCTTTTGGATGTGGTTCAAATAGAAAGTTTGGATGATTATTTTGTTTTAGACAACACAGGAGAATTGTTTCAAATAAATTCACAGAATACCATACTGGATAGTTCGCAGTATAATCCTCTTTCCGCTGCAATTTCACACCATTCTGACGAAACAAGCACATATTTCTTGGTTTCACATGCCGGTGATTTTGTTTCATATAATCGCAGAACCGAACAATTTGGATTTAATAATTTGACCAGATACTATTCAACAACACCCATGGTCAGTGCAAAATCTTTGAAAAAAATAGGCAACGCCGTTTATATCTTGGATGGTAATGATTCAGAAATAAGAGAACAAGTCAGAATATTCTACAAATCTAATGGAGAAATAAAAGAATGGAATGTCAGTTTAAACAATATTGAAACAAGATTTTATAATAGCAGTGGTACTATCACAACCTTTACTATAGACAACAATTTAAATTTCTTTATTTTTGATAATAATTCAACATGCTACGTACACAATTCTGCAGGATTTGTGATTAACACATTCAGACTTCCTGTGAGTGCAACAAACGTGATAGCCAGTGATTTTAGTTCCACTTATATTGCCGGGGAAAACATTTCAACAGTATATGCAATTTGTTCAAGCACTAATTCGACCGGATCGGTTGCACTTATAGACACAAAAACTTTGGTGACTAATGAAGATGTAATTGTTTTGAATTATCCGGTTTCCGCTTGCTTTAATGTACCCACAACAAATTCAGTGTATAATCATGAAGTTTTAAATGAAACCTACCCAGAAAATGGAATAAGTATAAGAATTAACCTGCCAAATGTTTATACTTCAGAAGCTTCTGAAGAATTGAATCTTTCGTTTGATGCTACCCAGTTAAAATTTGGTTATCATGAATTTGCTTTGTCATTCGATTCTGTAGCCGGAAAATGTGTTTTATTTGTAAACGGACAGATAGTGGATTCTAAAACTTTTAGTCCGGGAAAATATACATTGAGTCAAATTTTTAACGAACCTTTTACATACGGGTCCACTCAATATTTTGCTGGTATTAATTTGTATGACAAGTTAAAAATAAAGAATGCATTCACGATAAAAAACTTAGATATTCGAGACGTATTTTTCTTCACAAAACCTTTGGATTATTACACGATCAGGTTCATTCAAAAATATTCAAAAAATATTCAGCCTTTGTTGTTTAATTTACCTTCTGAAAGCAGAAACTATGCAGATACAATTGAAAAGTTTTTTCGGCAAAGAATTCCGTATCACAAGTCTCCTGCAATAGACATAACCATAAACAATTCAAAAATTACCAATAAAGATGCCCGAGCGTATATTCAAAAACAATTAAATACCATATTATTGAACAATCTTCCTTACATGAGTGAATTACGAAATTTTATTTGGAAGGAAAATATGGAAAAAGACATAAGTTTTAACGAAACAGATCAGTCAATAAGCACGACTGAAACTCAATCTGAAACTAGTGGCAACAACACTGGAGCTTCATCCGGAGGATCGGGTGGAAGCGGATCAGGTGGAAGCGGATCAGGTGGAAGCGGATCGGGTGGAAGTGGATCAGGTGGAAGCGGATCAGGTGGAAGCGGATCGGGTGGAAGTGGATCAGGTGGAAGCGGATCAGGTGGAAGCGGATCGGGTGGAAGTGGATCAGGTGGAAGCGGATCAGGTGGAAGCGGATCGGGTGGAAGCGGATCGGGTGGAAGCGGATCGGGTGGAAGTGGATCAGGTGGTTATTCAGGTGGTTATTAATATGAAAAATATTTTTAAATTATTTCAAAAAGAAAATTTAATTTTTGATCGAGTGGTGGGAGATTTTATCGAATTGCCTTATCATTTTGATAAAATTCAGATTCCTGTAAATGAACTTAGTGTGGCAGGAACTTTGAATATTCGGTTGAATTATTTGTATAAAAACATTTTGTATCTTTACTCAAAAACAAAAATTCTCACAAATCAAATTCCATATTCTTATACACAATGGCTGGGTGTTCCTTCGGGACAAAACCAAATCAAATGGAATTTTACCACAACACCCAATACGAGCGGCTCGTCTTTTTTAAATGTGGGATTGTCTGCTTTGGACTATATTCAGGATTTTGTGGTAGCACCAACAACCGATAACGAAAATCGATTGCTGATAGCTTCACAGGGACAAACTATATTTTTTACAAAATTCAATAAAGAGTATAGCACTTTTAATATAATTCTTTCCAGCATTTATGTGGATGAACAAACACAGTTGAGAAACGGAAATATAACAGATCTAATTCTTGAAGGAAATGATTTGTATGTTGTGGATTCTTTCAACAATCAAGTAATTCTTTATGATGTTGAGGGTTTTATTGAAGGTGAGAACGTAAAATTCAACAAACGTTATGTCAAAAAAATCATAGGGGGTCAGGGCGGAAGGTACGACAACAATGAATTCAATAATCCTTTTGCTGCTGATTTATACCTTTCCACATTAGTTGTGATGGACAGTGGAAATTCCTGTCTGAAATTTTTTGATGATCAATTGAATTGGAGATATTCGCTTATACTTAAAAAGTTATTTTCTGCCTATACAATTATCGACATTAAGCTTCATAAAAATCAGTTCACAAATTTAACTGAAATATTTCTTTTGGCCAAAGAAAACAAGATCATTATAGTTAATATTTCAGATTCCACATATAAAATCATAGATTTTTCCGAAGAAACTTTATCCGGAGAATATTCGGAAAAATATGTTTTCAGCAAACAAAATGAAAATATTTTTTACATTTTAACAAACAAATCACTATACAAAAAATATTTTTCCCGACCTACAACAAAAATTGGAAAATATAATTTTGTCAAAGATAATATAAAAAATTATAACTTGAAGGCAATAGATATTTATTTGAATGAAAACGTGGACGACATTTTGTTGTTCTCCCTGACAACTTTAGGAACAAACCTTTCGGGCGGACAGTTTTTCAGATTTTTAGAACCTAACACAACAAACAACATGCTGTATTCTTATGATTTTGAAATATTCCCCCCTGATCAAACACAGGTGGAAGATGATGAATATTCACAGAGTTTTGTTTTCAACAAGAGCATAAGCAAGTTGATCAACAACAATTATATTCTTTTGAATCAGGCGCGGCAGCGATTCAAATTTGATTTGGATCCGTTTCTTCCTTTATCTGCAATTGATATTCAAATGAACAATCAGGATATTTTTGAAAGTTATAAATTTATAAAAAATATCTATACTGATGATTCGGTTTTATACAATCCTGATTTGGAAGTTACTTGTAATAATTTTATTGGAAATAATGAAAATTACCAAAGTGATACCATCAATCGTTGTCTTTATGAATTATATTTGCAACAATTAGCCATTCTTGGTGTTATTCAGGGAGATACGCCTTTGCCCATACCATTGTTCAAAACAGATTGTAATATTATAACAATTCAGGCAGGTGAAGACATGATAGGAATGGGTGACGGAGCATTTATAATCAGCATTCTCTGCACATAATATGCAATTAATTTATAAATAAATATATGTCTGGCAATTATCCTTTTCACGGAAAACTTCATCGCTCCACCCACCATACCGACCCCACAGCGGGCGTATTGGAAAGTGGAAGCGATCCGATTGCCGGACCAAACTTAAAGTTTCAGGGAGTTTTTCACACTCAAAATCAAGGAACTAGTGAAAATTGGTATGGTGCATATCTAACACTTCAAGCTAATAGTGGTTATTGGAACAGTGTTTATACCACAGTTCAAACAAACAGTTCCAGTTGGCAAAGTGTCTATACTCATGTTTTGTCTTTTAGTTCTAATTGGCAAAGCACTTATATAACAGTTAATACACTTTCCGGAAGCTGGTCTTCAGTTTATACAACGGTAGAAGAAAAAAGTGCTTATTGGAGTGAAGCATATTCAAATCTTGTGGCAAACAGTGCCATTTATGCTTCGGCTCTTTCATCGGTCGGCTTTGATCCAATTCTTTCTCCAAATGTTTTTTATCAGGACAGAATACAGGCGTTAGATCTGAATTATGCTTCTGTGCAGGCGGCAGTATCCGCCCTGCATGAACGGGTCAACGCCCTTTATGTCATGTTTACTGGGCTGACCGCCAACCAATCCACCATCATTGTTTCCATAACCAGCAACAATTAATATGAGCCTAAGTTGCACAGTCACACAAAACGTCAGCACGTTTTATAGCACAAATCTCAATAGCCGGATTCAAGCATTTAATGATTTGGGAATTCGCATCAGTCGTCAGTTGGGTGCTCCTCTTGTCAATATAGAAATTCATCAAGATCAACTTTTTGAGAACATAGCCATTGCCGTTGAAATGTTTAGCAAATTTGCAGGATATACCGAAGAATATGTTGTTTTTGATAGTGAACTTTATGATGAAGGAAAAGGATTACGCCTAGACACATTGTTTAGTTTGACACCTGATTTTAATTTTCGTTACGATATTCGTAACACCAGTATCAATAGCATGTACAATATAGGTAATATGGTGATTGGTGATCCAGAAAATCCCATGGCGTTTCAGGTTGCAAGTCCAGATCCTGAAGGAAATTTCGCGGATCAAATTTCTATATTAAATTCTTATGATTATCTTGTCAAAACATACCGCAAGGTCATAGACATTAGGTATTTCGAAGAAGGTAGCAGCACCGGTGTTAATACTTTGTTTACAATCGAACAAACACTGGCCCAACAAACTTATTTCAGTTATGCCATGGGAAATTATGGATTTGATCTTATTAGCTGGTATATCTTGAAAGATTTTTTAAAAAACCGAGAAAAACTTTTGAGTATCCCTCGTTCAATTAAATTTGATGAGCGCACACAATGCATGCAAATGTATCCACCACCAAGAAATTCTAGATTTTACGGTGTTTTAAATTGTTATGTGGAGCGTCCGGTTCAACAGATTATTCAGGAGCAATGGGTCCAGCAATATGCACTTGCATTAACGAAAATCGCTGTGGGTCATGTACGAGGAAAATATACATCTGTAAACCTTTTCGGGGGTGGACAACTTAATTATAATGACATGTTGCAACAAGGATTGAAAGAAAAAGAAGAACTGGAGAAACGATTGTATGAGGGTTCTGCTCCGGGCTTGGGTGATGCAAGCCCTGTACAGTTGTTGATTGGATAATCCGTAAACCGGATGATACCTCTGCAAAAAAATAGCCGGTTTATTCAGGGAATTTTTTCTCCCAAGAATGAAATCAAATATGTGGGAAAGAAGCCTATTGTTTATCGTTCATCTTATGAACTTAAATTTTTTCGTTTTTGTGATGACAATCCAAATGTTTCTCATTGGGCCAGTGAAAGTGTAAAAATTCCATACTTTCATCCTTTTGAAAAAAGCACTCGCCTATATTATGTGGATTTGAATATGGTAATAAAAGAAGGAGATACTTATAAAAAGTATCTTGTAGAGATTAAACCAGAAAAACAAACACGAAAACCTGACTTCACAAACAGCAAATGTAGAAAATCTACAATGCTTTATGAACAAATGACTTACGTTACAAATTGTGCAAAATGGGAGGCGGCAAAAAATTTTGCAAATAAACATGACATGCAGTTCATCATCCTTACAGAAAAAAATTTAAAAATAAATCCCACGAAAAAATAACCAATTTGTATAAATATTTAAACAATGAATGATGGTCTAAAGCTAATCGTTGAACGTCCCGCATCGAATGATGATTTTGAATATGTATTGGAGGAAAAAAACCCCAATCAACCTGCTACTCTTTATATCAAAGGTCCTTACATGATGGCAGAACATGCTAATCGCAATCGTCGCATTTATAATCTGGAAGAAATGACCAAAGAAGTAGGACGTTACACAAGTGAAATGATTCGGAATAATCGAAGCATGGGTGAATTGAATCACCCCCAAACTCCGGAAGTGAATCTGGAACGGGTTTGTCACATGGTTACTGAACTTCGTCAGGACGGAAATATCTTCTACGGTAAAAGCAAGGTTCTGAGCACACCCATGGGAATGATTGTCAAAAGTTTGATTCAGGACGGAGTTAAAGTCGGCATGAGTAGCCGTGCTCTAGGAAAATTGACAGAAGCTGGCAATGGCACTAACAAAGTAACTGATCTTCGTTTAGTTGCGATTGATTGCGTTGCTGATCCATCGTTCCCCAAGGCATTTGTGGACGGTATTCTAGAAAGCAAACAATTTGTTTTAAAAGAAAGTGGACAATATGAAGAAATATATGATAGTTTCGGAGATGCGCTCCGTAATTTACCAAAAAATGATGTTGAGAATTTCCTGAAAGAACAGGTGGTTTTATTCTTTAGAAAACTCAGCTCAAAAAGCTAAATATAAGAACCATGGATAATAAACAAAAATTCCTGATCAACAATTTTATTAAATGTCTTACTGAAAAAGACTATAGCAATGCGAAAAAGTCACTACAGGAGGTCATGGACATTAAATTGCAAAATCGTATTTATAACTGCGTCAAAGATTTAAAAAAATAAAAAAATCAAAAAAATTGAAAGGTTTTAAATAAATAATTTTATGAGCAAAAACGTTGTAGAGGTACTCAAAGAAGCTACAAAGGACATTCTGACTGAGCAAACACTGAATGAAATTCAACAAGCTTTTGAAACTTCTGTAAATGAAAAAGTAAAAATACACGTTGAAAAAGCTCTGGCCGAACAAGATGAAGATCACAGCAAAAAGCTGGAAACCCTTGTTGAAGCCATCGATAAAGATCACGTTGCCAAGTTGAATAAGGTTGTTGCCGCGATTGACGAAAATCACAGCGGAAAACTCAAAGCAATTGTTGAAAAGTATCAAACCGCCCTTTCTGGTGAAGCCAAAAGCTTCAAAAATGAAACCATCAATGATATTAGCACCTATTTGGAAGCTTATCTTGATGAAGTTGTACCTGCCGAGGATATCAAAAAAGCTGTTGCCAACCGCAAAGCCAATGACACCCTCGCCAAGGTTCGCAATCTTCTCGCCGTTGATGCCGCGATTGCCCAAGACAGCATTCGTGAGGCAGTAATGGACGGCAAGAAACAATTAGATGAAGCTCGTAAAGAGCTTGAAAGCGCTAAAGGACGCGTAGTAGTTCTTGAAAAAGAACTGAATAAGACACAAGCCTCGCTTCTGCTTGAACAGAAGACACGGGAGCTTCCGGAGAACAAAAAGAAGTTCATCCAAAAGCTGCTGGGCAACAAGGATGTGTCCTTCATCAATGAAAACTACGATTACACCCTTAAACTCTTCAATAAAACTGAAGAGGAGCGTCTTTCAACCATTCGCGACGAAGCCACTAAGCAAACCGAAACTGTGGATCGCGTAGTTGTTGAGGAAGCTGCAACTGAAAAGTCTGCCGCCTCTGAAGACAACGACGCCACAAACGGTTATCTTAGCGAACTGAGCCGCTGGTAAACATTTCTGAGGTTTTAAGCCTGAGATTATTTGGTAGCATTGCTACCGGTCGAATTTACTATAAAGGAGAATGTAATAAATGAGTAAGCGTATCGCTCCTCCCACGAGTTACATCAATCAGTCTCGCGCCAAGACCCTCCTTGAGAAGTGGGCACCCGTTCTCGATTACACCTCGGATTCCGTCCGGGCCATCGAAGACGATCACACACGTCTCAACACCGCCATGCTTTTGGAAAACCAAGAGCAATGGTGCATGATTAACGAAGATAATACCGCCGGTAACGGTGGTGTCTTCGGTAGTGGAGCTTCTATCGGTGCGGCATTCAATCCTCCTGGCAAGATCACCTCGGGTGACAACTATGCCCAGGGTGATGCTCGTCTGCCGAAGATTCTGATTCCGATGATTCGTCGTACATTCCCCGAACTAATCACCAACGAGATCGTAGGCGTACAGCCCATGAGCGGTCCGGTGGGTCTTGCTTTCGCTCTGCGCTACAAGTACCTTGGCAAACAGCTGGGTAACACAGGCGTGGACGGCAGCGGAACCAACGCGAACGGCTCCTTGGGCGTTCCTTACAGCCAAGCGAATGGCGCTGAATTGGGTTACCAATTCCTCGACACACGCTTCACTGGTACATCGTCTTCTCAGCTATCCGGTGCTTCCCCTTCACAGCCGTATTCGAATGAATTTTCGATACAGGGCAGCGATCAGGGCGTTGCCCAGATTCTGAGCCAGTTCGAACTTACCGGTCGTATTCCTCAGATTGAGGTTTCTTTCGAGAAAACCGCAGTCGAAGCCGGAACACGTAGGCTCGCCGCTCGCTGGTCCGTAGAACTTGAGCAAGACTTGAAGAATATGAATGGTATCGACATCGACACAGAGTTGACCAATGCTATGAGCTATGAGCTACAAGCAGAAATCGACCGTGAGATGATCATTCGTATGATTCAGGTTGCCCTCAATGCAGGCTACGGCTCAGGATATTCCGTATGGTCCCCGGCTTCCGCAGACGGTCGCTGGCTAGTTGAACGCAATCGCGACTTCTACCAGAGACTGATCATCGAAGCCAACCGTATTGCAGTTCGTAACCGTCGTGGTGCCGCCAACTTTGTTGTCGCCACACCCCGCGTTTGCGCAATTCTGGAAATGCTTCCTGAGTTCCAGTGGGTTCCGGTCCAAGGCAATGTCAACACTCAACCTGTTGGCGTGGCCAAGGTCGGTAATCTCGGTGGTCGGTTCAATGTGTATCGTGATACACGCACTGACGCTCAAGCCGAAAATCAAGGAGCATTTCCTTTTTCCGGCTCGAATCCGCAGCGCAGCACCCGTCTCGAGTACGCCCTTCTGGGCTACAAGGGTCCGGAGTATTACGACACAGGTATTATCTATTGCCCGTACATCCCAGTCCTCGTTCAGCGCACGATTGGTCCTAACGACTTCTCGCCTCGCGTTGGATTGATGACTCGTTACGGCGTTGTGGATAATATTTTCGGGGCTAACCTGTACTACCACGTCATTATTGTCGTGGGTCTGGGTCAGCCGTTCACACCGGCCACACAAAGCGTCTACTTCTAAAAAAAGTAGTCACTGAGTGGAAAAGAAATTTTTTTCACACGGTAAGTCCCGTGAAGTTTAAAGAAGGGAGTCTTGCGACTCCCTTCTTTTTTTATATCTATATAAATATAAATAATATGATGAAGTTTAAGCAGTTTTTTCTCAAAGAATTTAACATTCCATATAATGGAGAACATGAATTTGATATTTTAAAAAACTTGATTAGTGAACTTAACAAATATATCGAAAACACATACAAAATAGAAAATAATATATTATATTCTCCTGAAGAAAAAAAGGAGATTTTGTCAAAAAGATATGAAAATGCCAGTCGGGTGTGGCACAAAATGATACACCCAAAGCTAGAAACCATGAAACAATTTGATCCAGAAAATATTAAGTTTTTACCTAAAATTCTTACAATTCCCGTGTCATAATTAATAAATATTAAAAACAAGATATATGGCTTATCAAGATGACATTATAGAAGTACGGGAACGTGTAACTCGCATAGAAACTAAATTGGACCATGTGATTAACAAAATGGACGATCATCATAACCGTCTTAACAATATAGAAAAATTTAAAACAAAAATAGTAGGTGGTGCAATAACTATTTCAGCATTAGCAACTTTCGCTTGGGATATTTTAAAAACAAAATTAGGAATTTAAAACAAAAAACAATAAATATATTATATGGCAATACTAAGTTTCCCCAATCAAGTTTTAGATCCGGATAATTTTAATCCGGATATGACAGCAACCAATAATTACAGTTTGAGTACTGCAGGAGTTGCACTTCACATTGTTGGGTCAAATGTAGAATCTGTTGCATTCAATAATGCTCCAGTTGCATTAACAGGTCAATTAGTAACACTATCTGCTAATACTGTTGCTTCTGGTGTGGTAGGACCGAATAGCATCAGATTGCGTGTTGATAGTGCTTATCAAGGTGTACAATTTGCTATCATTTACAAGAACCGTACAAGTTCTCTGTTTACTGCAAACACTGGGATGGTGCACCTCTCCCCTGCATTGCAAACGTTGACAAATAATGGTGATGAGTCTGTTTCTCCTAATATTCGTCGTCTAAGTCTTCTGGGCTATCTCTAAAGCTCACTTAAAACTTTTGAAGTTCTATCCTTCAAAGATCCTGATAATCTCACAACTTTTTTAAATTTTACTATTGGTTCTTTCAGATAGTTTTCAAAAATAGCCTGTATCACTGTCCGGTATTCTTCATCAGTATTCCGGTAATCATCATTCTCAACCGGCACACCTTCTGTATCACAATAAAAAAGAACATCTATTTCGGTGTGTAACATTTTCAGCATGAGTTGACCGTAATCATACACCCACGGAGAATTTTTGCCGATACTCACGCTCCAATCACAGTAAACAACACCATCCAACAACCACCGATCATAAATGTAATGTTTGGATGCTTTTTCTTTTGGCTTCACTACAATATCATCAATATATGAATTGAAAAGCAAAACTTGCGAAAGATCCGTACCTTTTTCATTGATTTCAAATCCATGATCTTTCAGTTTGCGGGCACCTCCTTTGATAAAAAGATAATCCTCCTTATTAAGGAAATTATCCAGCAAGTGTCGTATCAGTGTGCTTTTGCCAGATGCTTGAGGGCCGGAAAATGCTATTTTCAACTGTTTTATGTTACTAAACCATAAGGGTTTTTCAATATTGCAAAAGGGTTTTGTTTCATAAATATTTCTAGTATTATGCCTGAAATTCCTGCTGCATTATTGACAAAATTAGCTCCGGAAATGAATCTTTCCCAGCTTGAAAAGATCCTGTCGGTTCCTTCCCTGGATGATTTGTCTAAACAATTGAGCCAGCTTAATCCAGAAACCATTTTTGGTTCAGTTCAACTTCCTGCTCAATTTTCAAACATGAGCAATTTTGGCATGCAATTTGGAAATATTAAGGATTATTTGCCCATAACAGATTTTTTACCACAATTACCATCTCCCCAGGTTTTGGATCAAACCATAGCGAGCGTGACCCAGGGATTGAACATAACCAATCAACTTCAAGGTTTGGTTCAGTCTTATTTGGGAAATAATTTTCAAATACCTAATTTTGCCGGAGGTGAAGTTGATATCGCAAGCACATTTTCCAACACTTTTTCCAAATTTGCATCATTCAATGCAGGTAATTTTGATTTTGCTCGTCAGCAGGTTTTGGGAAATTTGCAAGGCATACAAAATGTTTCAAATGTCAGTTCCCTGCTCAACAGCATTCAAACCAGCGTTCCTTCCCAATTTTCACCAAAAACAGCCCGGGATCTCGCAACAAATCCTGCCTCCTTTGGTAATTTTATTCAAAAAGGATCCACCAATGCAACCTTAAATCTTAACACCCAGGTCAAACAAAATGCTCAAAGTTATCAAAAAGGATTTACGGGCGGAGACAATGTTCAGGTCAAAGCAGGTCCGGTGGTTCCCAACGCAGTATCCCCAAACGATTTTAGAATTAACGCGGTGATTACCACATATAGTGCTGAAGAAAAATTAGGAGCAGGCGGTGATGAGTGGTCCCAAGCCAAAACCAGTTCAACCGGAAAAAACAATCTTATTGAAGGTGTAAGTTGTGCGGTGGATCCAAGTCAAATTCCTTATGGAAGCAAAATTGTTTTTGACAATCCGGCCATTGGAACACGGGTTGCTATGGATACCGGAACAGCGGTTGTGGAACAAACTGCTGCCAGAAAACGGGGAATTGTAAAAGGGGACGGAACTCAATCATATTACCCAAGTAATGTTGATTTTAACAAAGGCAGCACAGTTGGTCAAAGAACAGTGCAAGCCGCTCAAAGTTATCTGGGGGTGACAGAAAGGGGAAGCACAAATACTGGAGCACAATTAAATCCGTTTTTCCAGGCAGGAGGTGGATCTCAGGGCCAACCGTGGTGTGCAGGATTTGTCAGTGCCGTGACACAACAAGCAACTGCTGGAACAAATGTACCTGCTCCTGCCACCATGAAAGCATATGGCATGGAAGAATTTGCAAAAAGCGGCAAAGCAGAAATATTTAGATATGGTGAAAAACCTCTGCAACCTGGTGATATTATCACATACAAATACAGTCATACCGGTATTGTTGAAACTGTGAATTCAGACGGTTCATTCACAACCATTGAAGGCAATACCAGTGGTCGGGACATGGATCGGGAGGGTCAGGGTGTTTTCCGAAAGAATAGGAAAAATGGCAGCTCTGTAAGAAATGTTATTCGACTAAAGGACCAGAATTCTCAAGCTCAACAAGAGGTAAAAACCTTAACAGTTGATATATATTTTGATACGGAGAAATCACGATTGAATTTTGAAAAAAATGTACTGTCCGGAGGCGGAACCCAAAGTGCCACCGTTCAACCTCCTAAAAGCGGAGTTTATGCAAGAACCGTGGAATTGGGAAAGAAAGGTTCCGGTAAATTTATTCAGGCATACTATCCCGAAGGTTATAAACAATTGAAAAATCCTTCTGCAGACCAATTGTTGAAGGCAGCAGGAAACGCATGATATGAAAAGATATGATGGTCATTATCTGGGCATAGTGGTTCAAAACAACGACCCGGAACAACGAGGTCGTGTCAAAGTGTTTGTTCCACACGTGACTCCCACGGTTTATAACAAATGGAACGAAGTTCAAGTTGATAAGGAATTTAATTTTATTGGTCAAAACTTGAATAGCAGCATCAATGACATATTGGAGGATCTTAAAAAGATATTACCCTGGGCGGATTGTGCCATGCCTCTTTTCGGTGGGGCTGCCAGCGGAAGATATAATGCCACAGAAAAATTTGGATCCATCAGCGATAGCTCATTGATCGATACCTGCAAACCGCAAGAAAATTTTGAAACCACGGCATTTAGTCAAAACACGGATGGCATAGGTGAAAAACCTGGAAACGTTTATGAACGGTCTACTGTTCCTTTGAGCGATGCTTTTAATTCTGCTCCGGCAAATAACGTGGCTCATGTCAATCCAAATGCATATGGTTATGTTCCCAGCTGTTATAGTAACCGGGCCAAGGGTGTTTTCTGTGTTCCCAACGTGGGAGCACACCTTTGGGTTTTCTTTTATGATGGAAACCCCATGCGTCCGGTTTATTGGGCCACCAGTTTTGGCCAAACCGCTTGGAATGGAATTTATCAGGATGACTATGGTGTGGCGGAAGATTATCCGGGTGCCTACGAAAATTTTGACAAAAACGATACAACTTTAAATGTTCAGCAAATAGATGCTGAAACATACCGAAATAAATCCGTGTTTTCTCAAAAAGGAGGAACTATTGAATTTGTAAACACAGACACAAAAGAAGTATTGAAACTTAGCCATTATTCCGGATCTTTTTTGGAATTCAATAATGCAACCACAAGCAGATTATCCGTAAAAAACGACCAACAGCTTGTTTTGGCGGACAAATTCACAACAGTAAAAGGTAATAATAGCCTGTATGTTGGAGGTGATTTGGATATCGTGGTAAAAGGAAATTATTATTTTAAGGTGGGAGAACAAGATCCTCAATATCAACAGCAATGGAAAACATTGATGGATCCTATTGCGGATCTTAAACAATTGTTTGAAATTGATCGAACCAAGAAAAAGGACGGGGATCCTAACCGTGTCAGTAGTACCAATCAAAAGCAAAAAGGAAAGCCCGGACCTTGTCCTGTTTGTTCCAAAGACCGGAAATACTATGCAGTAAACAACAAATTTAACCAAGTAATCATTCCGGTGGTTACTTTTAGCAGCAATGGTGTGGACAAATATGAAACAGTGGATCCTCAAGGAAAACAACCGGCAGCCAAACTGATAGCATTTCCTCCTCCTCCGCAATGTCCCGTTTGTAAAGGTCAAAAACTTAGCCCCAGCAGCATGGATGGTAAATGGGAAGAAAATCCTGAAAAGAAAAAGCTGGAACAATTATACAAGGACAAAATTGTTGAATTTTCGAAAATAGAGGAAAATATGGGAGCAGGAGGAAGTTTGGTAACAGAAATACCCAAACATAAATTTGACATGATTGGTCAGGTCATGAATGATTTTGGAAGCATACGGATTGATGCGGAGGGTAAAATTTACAATTATAAAGTTCAGGTAGGGGAGCTTGGTGTATTCGAAAACCAAAAACCAAGCCCATTGATCGAGCCTGTTCATGTAGATGATCTTCCCGGGGGGAATTATACCGTTAATGCCTGTAATCGGTATACTCTTCAGGTAGGATCAGGAGGAATCAATATAAAAACACTGGGTCCGATTGAAATGAGCGGAACCATAACCAATATTGCCGGTCAACAAACCAACATCGGAGCTCAGTACGAATTGAATATTGATGGAGGAAACCGAACAGTTATCACCAGTGACATTCTCGTGTTGCGTCAGCGCAATTATGAACAGGTCATGGTGGATTCAAGTTTAGGGGTAAGCAGAAACCTTGTTGTCGGTGGTGGAGCGCACATTGAAGGAGAACTAACGATAAATCACATTACTGCCCCGGTTGAAATCCAGGAAACTGAAAAAAGTTTTGTATATGGTAAAAGCAATAATATGTCAAAATTGGTTATAGGATATGTTAGCCCCTGCCCGGGTGATTTTGTTCCAGATGTATGCGGTAATTGGACAAAAGTGTATAGTCGTGTACCAGCTGGAGGAAAACCCGGAAATGGTACAGCAGACGACAATTGTTTATTCACATACAGTCACAGCCATTTGTTTAAAAATCTTCCCCTTAATCTTCTTTCGGAAAATAAGGATGTTCGTAATGTTGGTCAGGCTTGCAACAACACGGATCGAGTGGTTCCAGAACCTCAAAACATGGCTTACAACATCAAGGGCAGCAATCCCCCAAATGATCCGGTCGTTGGTGGTCAATAATTAGTAAGCAAAAACAGGTGGAAAGGTGCAATTGTGTGATGCAATGGCAATTCCACATCTCGTTCAAGAATTTCAGAATAGTTTGAAATATTTTTAAAATTTGATTTTGTAAAAAATCTGTGAGCATAGAACGAATTTACCGGATAAAGATTTTTACCCAAAAACAAATAACAGTCGTTGCATTCCACATCCAAAGGTCTTAACACCGCTTCATATTGTTCGTGATTCATTTGAGGATTGTTTTTTAAAGGATAAATGTAGGGCAACACGTCATTGGACACGGGTTCGGTAATGCCATAAAGAAACATGATTTCCTCTGGCTTGGTTCCGTATTTGTGAACAATATATTGCGGGTTGAATTCATTTTTAATTTTTAAACGTTTTTGATCGTATAAGCTTCTTATGGCAAAACCAAAAAAGAAAGTTGGATAGGTGATTGTCTGGAATTTTTCCAGATCGGCAGGTTTTTCAGTGTCGTTAAATGTAAGTGTTGTCATGTGTGTATCGTAAGGTACACACAAAGTTTTTCAAGCTACCGGAAATGAAAAAACTTGAGAAAGACCAGGCAGTTTAAAAATGATGCCTTTGCGATGACCCGAACTGTTTTGCACAATGACCGTGACCCGGTCACCCACCACCACTGGGCTGGAATGTAAGGTTTCTTGCAGTTTCAGGGATCTTACGGTTGTGCCTGTATTTGCATCAAAAACCCGCAGGCTGTTTACGCCATCCACAACCACGGAATAAGCCTTTTTAACCATATAAGTTATTTATCATAATATTTTTAAAATAATTGTAGAAAACAATATATTAAATAAATAATAATAATGGCAGCCGAGATCAAAAAGATCATTTTCCGTCAGGGTACGGAAACTGAAAGAAAAAATGTTACACTGGAACCAGGTGAACCAGGTTATTGTACGGATAGCCAACGTCTTTATGTGGGCACCGGAAGTTTGGCAGGTATTCCAGTAGGAACAAAGAATCTTGGATTTGCCACATTTAGTGGAAACAATACCAATCTTAGCACAGGTCTTGCCCCGGCCAGTGGAGATTTTGTTTTTGATACAGGTACAAATCTTACATACATGCTGACCGGAACAGACTTTGCTAAAGTAAGCGCATTTGCTCCTTTTGGCAGTCAATTCACAATCGATAACAATACACTCATTCAGGTGGCTAACGTTGTTCGTGTGGCAGATAACGGTCTTTTGGCTAGCAAATTGGCGAGCATAAGCATAGGTTCCGGACTGGAACGGATAGGAACCAATACGATCTTAAAAACAAAGTTGGGTAGCAGCCTGACTTATGATGGTAGTCAAGGCATGATTGTTGCAGACAACAGTATCACAAATGCAAAATTGGTATCTTCCCCGGCCAACACCATCAAAGGTCGTTTGAATACCGGTGGTGCAGTTCAAGATCTCACACCCTCGGATCTGCAGGTTCTTTTGGCAGGTTTGGTCACCACCAATCCGATTGGAACGGTGATTGATTGGGCCGGATCTGGCGCACCTCCTGCAACTTATCTGGAATGCGATGGATCCCCTGTTTCCCGCACAACCTATGCACAACTTTTCACAGTTTTGGGAACCACATGGGGTGCTGGGGACGGAAGCACAACATTCAATCTTCCGGATCTTCGCAGACGTGTAACCATGGGTTCAGGCGGAACAGGAACCGCCACCATAGCAAATGCAGTGGGAAGCACCGGAGGTGAAGAAAATCACGTATTGACTGAAGCTGAAGGTAAATGTGAATTTGATGTTACAGCTGAATTCCGCCAACCTGGTTCTCTTAATCCGAATGGAATAGGTTATGTGGGAGGTTTAACTATTCAGAATTCAAACGGAAACTATTCCTATACCTATAGTCAAGGTACCGTGGATGCAACTGGTACCGTAGGATCTGGTGCAGCTGATGGCCACAACACCATTCAGCCCAGTGCAGTTGTTCGCAAGCTGATCAAAGCATCATCATGACGACATGTTTTGACAAGATTGTTAAAAAACTCACGGAAGATTTTAATATTTTTCCCATGGCTAAAGTTCCCAAGACTTTTCAAGGAACAAACATTGATTGGGGCAAAACAGCAACACATCCAAGCGGATTTAAAGGGGACACAAGCAATCCGGGCAGCATGCAGATTTTGTTTGCAATTCCTGCAAAAAAGAAAAAAAAATCAGCGAATGTTTTTAAAAAACGTGTGGCTGCCAATCGTGTTCGTCGCTAGAGCTTCCTTGTTTTTTCCGCCAAATTGAGGACTGCTCCAATAAGGTTTCACTTTGCTGGGTCCTTTGGTTACATGATAGTGAGTGGCTCCTCCAGTAAGATCCTCTAGCTTTCCTTGCATGCCTACAAGGGCCAGTTCTTTAGCCATAGCCCATCGGGGATGCTGCATGGCTTTGGTTACAACGTCCCCCATTTTCACGCTTCCAGCGTTATAATCATCAAAAAAGCTGAATTGTTTGGGTTTTAGCACCACATCAACCGCACCCCGGAACGGATTCCCCCCTTTTACCCTGTTCATGATCACATTCATGACAGCTTGCATGCCTTCATATCCCTCTCCCCCGGCTTCACCAATCAGAGCTGCAGCCACAATATCGCTGTATTTGATACTGGCTTCGGCTTTTTGAACCAGGGCTGGAGGTGGCGGAGGCAGATCTGGTGTTACCTCCAACAATAGTTGTCTTATTCTATCTTCAAACCTCACCTTAATATTTATAAACACTGACTGTGACTATTTTTGGGTTATTATATGCAAAATTCAAAGCATCCTGCTTTTTTTCGAAAAATATGTCTATAACAGGCAGTTTACCTCCACTTGCCTTCTTTTGCTTAACAGCTGTGCCGGTGTCATGAGCCACCCTGATGCCCAAATTTGGTATGTATAAACGCTTATAAAAGGGGATTAGGCGCGGATCGACTGCCACGCTTATCCCTTCACGAAGACGTGTTCCTGATGAGCTTTTTTTGCGGGCCGTATCCCTGTCGGTGTCCCCTCCTTTAGCCCAATATACAGTTAATCTTGCCTTTATTTTCTTTTCAATTATTCCTTGTTCAACAATCTTTCCGCTTAAATTATCCAATTTTTTGGAAATAATAGGTCCCACAGGCTTAACAGGTTTAACGCCTACGAAACTTATATTATATAAAATTATCAAAGCTATTAATATGAAAATAATTCTTTTCATATTTGGCCATCCTCCCGAATAGGATAGTAAAAGTCTACCTGACGATAGGTATTTTTGTGATGAAAAAGAGGACGCCCCAATTTGTCGGATGCTGCATAAAGTCGTTTGTTTTTCTTGAATAATACCTCTATATGTCCGGGCCTGCGACTGTGTTTTGGTTGATAAACCGCAATCACAATGGTGTTTTCAGGCAGGGACAACACATCTTTTGTGCCTATTTTTACAAAATCATGTTTGCTTTCAAATACATTTTTGTAGTTTTTCGCATACAATATGCCGTTGTTTGAAGTGGTGACCGGATAGGTTTGCCGTCCTTTCCGCCCTCGTACTATCCTTCCTTCCCGCAAATCCAATTGAGGAAATGCCTTGCCGTTTCGCTCGTGCAGGTTGTCCAACAGGGCCGTGGTGAACTTGGCACAAAGACCGCTGCTGTAATTGCGGGTCAGTTTACTCACATCTCCCATGAAAGTTTTGAATTCAGCGGGGGTAAGATTAGGTTTAACCACAGATTGGGACAAAACGCATCGGCCAGCTTCAGTGCTGAAGCTGTTTGCTACCCCTATGACCAAAGCTGCGGCTAATAGTGTTTTTTTCATGTGGCTGGACCCGATTATATCAGGGTCAAAAAATTGTAAAGAAGATTCTTTACAAAACGTTGTTGTTTTTGTTAATAATATTTATCTTTTTGCAAAGATATTCAAGCCTTGGCCAACAAATTTTTTATATATTTTCTTAGATTATTGTTCCTATTCGTCCAACCTTTTTTGAAAACAGCCAACTTAGGGCGTTTTTCACACAAATTATCATAAAAAGTCTGCCGTTGATCAATTATATCAAAAGCCAAATCTTTTGGATCTTTTTTGCTCATGAGACTGCGGGTATATGGCCCAACAATACCGTCTGCTGTTGCTCCTACACATCTTTGTAGAAACTTGTTGGCTTGGGTACGACCTGTGTTTACACAACTGTCAAAATAACTGATATAGGCAGGGAACGGAACCTGTGGAGCCGCACTTTTTAGCCAGTAATCCTGCCAAAAAATTTCGTCCGCTTGTTCCCGGGTAAGATTTTTAATATCCAGCAAAGGATAATCTCGCTTTGTCAGCCCATACATGGTTTCCCCACCGGGGTCATTTTTGTGGTTGTAATATCCACCTTCTGCTTCCCGTACAAACTTCATGGCCGTTTCAAATTCGGCACTTTTATTCGGGGATATTTTGATTTGGTTCATAGATCAAGATTATTTAAAATCTCTTTGATCTTTTTCAACGCTTCCCGCAGCTTGGTTTCTTTCTCGCCTTCCTCGTTTTCACCAATCCGATAGTCGTTTGGTGTGTAAATGTTCTGGCTGGCCATGCTGTCCCGGTTGATTCCCGGGCTTATCTGGCTTGCATCGGGTGCACTCATCTGACCGGTGTTGCGAATGGTACCTTCATAAATCTTTTCCAAATCAATTTGTTTCAGATAATCTTTCATCAGTTGTAATATTTATCATAATCTTTGGGCATGACCAGATAATGATTTAGATTTTTAGCCAAAAGTTTTACTTTTTGCAAAATCTCCTCCTTTTTTTCTTTGTTTTTTTCCCGTTTGTATTTGTCATACATGTCCAAAACAAGATCCGCTGTGATCTTTTGGTTCACAATTCCTTCTACCTTTTCAGCTTTGGACATATAAATATTTAATGTATCGTGAATAGTAAACAAAAAAGAATGCTTTTGGACGTAAAACGGTTTCCTTTTTATTATAAAATATGTGAAGCTTGCGATAATGTGAATGCAAAAGACAGTGCATTCTGCATTTTTTGCGGAAATTACAGGTTTGATGAAAGCATTGTGCGGGTCAGTAAACGAAGCGAAGAAATGTTGACACAAGAAGAGGATCCTTTAAATTTTCTGGAATGAGCAAGGGTAAAACCGCCAAATTAAACACCGTTCAGAACGGAAAAGGCGACCGTCCCCGGAGCATAAGCAAGAAGTTTTGGCAAAATTACGATACGATTCGTTGGGATAAAAAGAAAAAATTACGGTAAAATTTGATTGATTTGATGCATTAAATTGATTCGAGTTTGAAAATCATACCCGGCAAAATGAGCCACGTTGCATTTGCTCCAGCTTTGTTCGTCCCCCCCATTCTGTCCCATCAGATTCCATTGTGAACCAAGATTGTGATATTTTATATTATATCGGGCCCGGTTCAGATTCATGATGGTTTGATCTGGGTACCACGGCATCAGTTTGAAGTATTCCGGATTGCTAAAAATTTTGATTGCATCCGGGCGAAGCAATAAAACACCTCCGTTAAAATAACCCTCCCACGGTTCAATTTCTGTCAGGGCGGCCGCCGCTTTGATGTATTTGTTCCATTCCGGATTGGGTTGATCATTTTTAGAATCCCATACCGCACTCATGCCTTGTGATGGAGCCAGATTGAAAATGTCCGGGGCGTTCCGGTTAATGAGGGCGTCCGTGTCCAGATAAAAAATGCCCTCGGAATAGTTTGGAAGATGGCGTTCCATGAAAAATTTGCTCATGGCAATGAAATCAAACGGAGGAAATCTTTTTTTGATCACAATCAAACGGGCTCCCACCTTTTTTGCATAATCCTCCATCCGGGGAATGCTTATGTTTCCCATAATTTCGCCTTCCCCATCAATCATGGTGGTGATTACGGCGCGATTCATATTAAAAAGTTTTCATGCAACGGTCCACATGCGAATAACCACTGCAATGTTTGGTAAATATTTGTTTGCTGCATCCTGTTTTCATTCGGGCAACCTTGGTGATCCAAAGATCATAAGCATCCCACGCACAGGTTTTGAATCTGAATTGAACTTGTTTTAGTTTTTCCCGGGGTATCAGGTAAGACTGGGTCGGTATGAAAAAATGCACCCCCAGAATATAATCTTCCATTTCAGTATCAAACGTGTATCCCGTTCCCTGATTGTTTCCCAGATTAAACAAATCCAGATCATGATTCTTTGTTATTTTATAAAAATGTTCCAACTTATTGTAAAAATCTTCAAAATCATGGTTTATGATGGCATCTTCAAATATTAATATAAAATCATAATTGATGTTATCCTCCAAGCTTATGCCGTTTTTATGGGCCAGAAAACAACCGTAGTGACCCGGGGAAAGATTGCCGTTACCCGGTTGCATGCTCACACTGTTTGGTCGGTTGCAGTTTTCCATGGGCGGAAGATTTTTATATATTTCGTTGATGGTTTGTTTGTATTCCACCGGATATTTGCTGCAAAAAGTCTTCAGATTATGCACAGATTCTTTTTCTTTGCGATCATTCTCAGGATCCGTGACCAGATGCACTATTCTGCAATTCACAGTATTTTGTCCAGATGTTCCGTGAATTGTTCCAGTTTATACTCCCCACATTCCAGTGTTCCCGTCCAGCAATCATCAAACCGATAATTGAAAAGATGCCAGTCCGTGTAACAGAAACGGCATTTCTCTTTGCCCACAGTTACCGGATACATGTTCCATCCCAGTTTACCGTTTCGCACAAACATGCGATAATCCGGATTCACATAGGTATAGGCACAAATGATGGGGATGTTGGTGAGTCCTGCCAGATGAATGGGGCCCCCATCATAACCCACAAGGCATTTTGATTGCTGAAAAATGCCGATCAAATCATTCAAGTTTGTTTTGTCAATCAAGTTCACACAGGTGGTGATGTCCCGCACATCCAACACCTTGGCTTCATCTCCTTGTTTGTAGGCAACCAACGGGCTGTTCGGATCAAACGGTTCTTTGCTTGTGCCAATCAACACCGGAATATGATCCCGTTCCACAATGTGTTCGGTGAGTTTTCTTAAAAGTTCTTTGTTCCATTTTCTAACCGGGGAACGAAATCCAACGGATATGATCACGGATCGACTGAAATCCACATTGTATTTGCTCACATCAATATTTTTTGGATACAACGGATAATTATAATCCTCATCCCGCAAAACCTTGTTGATCAGATTATAGCTGGCCACTTTGCTCAGATTGCTTTTGGGCACATCGGACACACCTTGAGGAAATATGCGAACATGCCGGTATTCCTCTTTGAATTCATATCTTTCAAAAATGCTGTTGAATCTGTTGTCGGGAACAAACCACAACATATCTCGGTACGCCGGAACCGTGCTGATCAGATATTTGCCGTCTTTGTGAAAGTTTTCAATTGCATATTTGACCACGGGACTTGCAGCGATCACATCTCCCAATCCTCCGTTCAATATGTAATGAGTGGGCGTGGCAGGATAATGCATAACCTAGTTTACCAAATAATTTGGTAAATCAAGCACTGTGCTGGGTCAGAACCCGACGCGAATCATTTTGATCAAAATAACTTTCCATCACAAACGGTATGTTTCTTATCAGTCCTTTTGCAAGCTGTTCCGTGTTTCCCCGTTCATGATCTTTGTGCCATTCAATATAAAGTTCATTTATTTTTTTAATATTAGGGTGTTTCAGCATTTTGGGAACAATATTGTATTCGCTGCCTTCAACATCAATTCGCATAATGCAAAAATCAAAACCGTCCAACCTGTTCAATATATTATCAATATCTTCGGTTTGTACAGTATATCCCTGCTTTGTTTCATTATATATTATGTTTCCGTGTTGTTCATCCGGATAAAAAATTGCTTCGCCATCCTTGTCAGAAACCGCTTTGTTTACAATTTCGGCCAATGGATATTTTGTTTTTAATATTTCTGGACACTGTTTGTTTGGTTCATAAAGCAAAAGGTGATATTCCTTGTCTATGCGTTTGCTGTCAAAAAAAGCATCAGTACTGTCCCCTTTGTATGCACCCA